GGTATATCCGATCAGTAAATACCGCAGCTTGGACGCCGCGCTGGCTGACCGTGACCCGGACGCATCCATGAAAGCCATTCAGGAATTGCGCCCCTTGGTTGACCACGACGCCGACATAAAGAAGCGCATGCGCCCGACCATTGGCGAGGGGTTGGGGATTATGCGCAAGCCCATCTTCCACGAGTCGAAGGATCTCGAGCGCAAGTTTGTCCGATCCCTCGAGCCGGAAGAGCGGATCCTTTACGAGCGGGCCATTAAGCGCCGACGGGAAGAGTGGCAGTTTTTCCTCAAGCTGTGGGCGCAGCGCGGGGCCCGTCCCCCCAAGGAAGTTACGCCCGTTCCGTAATTAACATCTTGCTGCCGTCAAAGTTGCAACGCACGATCTGCCCCTCGCGGCCTCTGGTATTTTTGTTCACCCTCATGACTAAACCCGTCTCGCGCTCTTGGGGGTCGCGCCATACCCCAATGTGTAGCGCGCTGGAATTCTCTATCTGACCGCTGTCCTTTCCGTCTTCCAACCCCACTTCGGGTCCGCCGCCTTCCTTACCCTTGCGCTGCACCTGGCTGGCCACTGCCACCACCGTGCCGGTATTTTTGGCCATGGACTTCAGGTCGCTCATGACGCTGGTAATCTGCTCATAGCGCCCCTTGCCCAGCGCCCGCACCAACTGCACGTAGTCGATTAAAACCAGCACCGGGCGCACCCCCATTTTCAACTCTGCGCGGTTGACGATGGTTTCAATGGTTTGGACGGTCAAACCGCTTGAGGGGCAAACGAATATGTTCTGAAGATAGCCGGTATCCCGCCAATCCGGACGGTTCCCGGCTCGGTAAGCGCCCTCGACGTCGTCCTGGCGCATGCCCGTCACCCCGGCAACGAAGCGTTCGAAGGTGATCGAGTCGGCTAGTTCCATTTCGAAGAGCAGGATGGGCAATGGGGCAGCCCGCCAAGCCATGTTCTGCAGCAGGGCGGTTTTGCCCACCCCGGTTCCGGCCGCAAAACAGATCATGTCCCCGGGCATTGAGGGGCGGATCCGGTGTCCGAAAGAGGGTAGCCATTCCTTGAAGCTGTACGAACCGGTGCCATTTCGGCCCAAAGCCTCTTCGTACCGCTGTTCGAGTTCGGCCATGGACAGGATCGGCACTGTACAGCCGGCTATCATGACGGCGGCTTTGTCGAAGAGCGCCTGGAAAGCGGCTTCCTTGGTTTCCATGGACCCGAACAGGGCCAAATACTCGCCGATATCCTTGGACGGGGCAGGTACCACAACGTGGCGCATTGAGCCACACTTGCCATCTAACGCGTCGATCACCGCCTGGACGTGTTTCCGCCCCGGCTCGTCGTTGTCGCCGCACACAACGACATTACGGCCCTTAAGGGTATCCCCGTAGCCGGCCAGCCACTTGCCCGCACCGCCCACGCTCGTGGTTGCCACCCAGCCGAGCTTGGTCAGGGCATCGGCGTCTTTCTCGCCTTCGACAATTACGACAGGCTTGTCCCCCGCGGCCAACAGTTCGGGCAGGTTGTAGAGCACCCGGGCCACCCCTTCCATTCCCCAAGCCCACGCACCCCCAACCCAGCGTTGCTGGCGGAACGTCTTGGGCTCGTAGCGCAGCACCCGGTAACTATCCTCGCCGGTCGCCGTGCGGTACAAGTAAGTGTCAACTAACCGGCCAGACGCCTCACGTTCGGGTTGCGGTGGCCGCCGCTGCAGCTGGCCGGCTAGTTCCTTGAAGACTTCCTCGGGTCGCCGGTTCTCGCGCCGGGCAATGAAGTCGATAACCGTGCCGCCGGCGTGACAGCCAAAGCAGTAGAACAACCCCTTGTCGACGTTGACCGAAAGGGACGGGGTGTTTTCGTTGTGGAAGGGGCAGAGAGCTTTCTTGGTGTGCTCGCCGCCGATGAGTTTGACGCCCGCTTTTTCCATCTGTGCCGCCAGCGGGAACGCGGCAATGATCTCTTCCCTATTAATGCCGTCCATTGGCTTTTTGGATTTAAGGTTCTGCTGTCATTTTGAGGGACAGCCGTTTTACCCCTTCAGCCAAAAGCTGACAACGGAAAGCGCCGAATTCTTACTGCCCACTTGTCCCCGGCTTATTCACACCAAGCAATTTGTCGGCAGCGCAGCGGGGGCAGTCCGGTGCACAAGCCCCGTAAACTCGCCTTAATTCCTCATCGGTATGTGGCACCGTAGCCAACAGCTTCGCCATGGCTTCGATGCGCTTCTTAAAGTGTTCGCTTAATGCCAGTAATCCATCCACATCGTGTTTCCTAACGCCAAGAAGATGCACCAACGCTTCAACAACATCCTGCACATCGCGGAATCCTGATCCTCTTTCCTCTTTTGGACGTGGCCCATCGAAATCACCAATGAACGGTTCAGCTAATTTCTTACATTTAGTGTCAGATTCTGCCCAATCAAAGCACCAATCTTTTTTCATCTGCTCCAACTCGGCAATGCGCTTGTCTTTCTCTAATGCTTCGGCGCAGAACTGAGTTGTTTTCTGGTCACGGGCACACCCACCAGCCTTCAACCGCTCAATTTCTTTGTCTTTTTCAGCACTTGCGTTGGCCAACTCAGCCGTAGCAGCGTCGATGGCGGATTGAATGAACTTGTTGCAAGCTTCAATATCACCGTCCGTTGGTGGATCGCTGTCTGGAAGAATCCAGCCGATACACTTTCCGGTCGCCTCTTCCGCGTGTTTGGATATCAATTGAGCCTCACTCGGTAGAATCCAGGTTGCGCGTCCAGGTCGGTCGGTTGCGTGTGCACGGCGACCGCTTCCCAAGTCGACAGATCTGCCGAGTATTCCAGCACCCCCGGCGGTGCGTGCAGAACCTTGCCGGTAATGGAAAGCGGCATGGGCACAGCACGCCAGTAACCTTCTTCGGGCAAAATGAAGTAACTGCCAATTCCAATGCCGCTGGCCACGGTGGACCACTCGCGCCCGTCGTAGCTGTGCTGGATTTCCAGCGGCAGCGGCTGGCCTTCCGCCGGCGGGGCGTCACAGGCGCAACTCACCGGTGGGCCCAGTCCTGTTGGCACCGGCTCTGGGGACGTCGGCGACTCGAGCGGGCACTCGCCGCAACCCGCGTTGTTGGTCACCTGCATTTCCTTCACCTTCAAACAGGCGCTGATGATCTTGATCCCAATCCAGCCGGCCACCAGCACAACGCCGCCCACGCAGATTGCCCCAATGATGACGTTGGGTTGCTCGGGGTGCACGGGCATGGACAGTTCCATTCCGCCGGTAAAGGCGTAGTCGTAGCCAGGCACCGGGGCCACTTGCGCCGGCAGGTCGGGCGTGAGCAGCGCCAACAGCGCGCCCAGCCAAACCATGTTGGACAGCATGCGGATAATGTTGCGCAGCACCACGCCCAGGCAGACGGCAAAGCCCAGCGCGCCGGTCCGGGGATGTTCGCCCCACCACAGGACAAAGCTTGGTATCAGCAAACCCAGCAACAGGGTGAGGGTTGCCACGCTCTCGAATTTGTCTTTCTTGTTCATAATTCTGCGAGTTTGTGTTTCTTCCAAAATGCTATGACGAGCGTTCCATCGCCGGTCACCATGTCCTCTTTCAATATGTCGATCAGTTCCCGTTCCAGGTGAGACGGAACAACGGCCACCGCAGCCCGGGCGGCTTGTGTGGGCATATCCTCGTCTGTCCCGTTGATCACTTCGTCGATCATGTCCTCGTCCGCACCGAAGTGTTCCCGCAACTCTTCCATGGCTTGGATCATGGCTTGGCGAAACGTCATAAAAAGAGAGTTGGGCGGACCGCGCCAGCGAGAACTAGCAACCGCGGGTTTTCGGGGGCGCTTACTGCAACCGCGGGGGTAACGATCCACCCAACCAAAGTTTTCATGCAGGCTCTTCCTCTTCGGCAGTTGTGTCGAGTGCGGCGGAAAGCTTTTTCCACTGCTCACAAAATGGCGACGCCGCGCAGTAACTCATGCAGCGAGTCTGCTGCACCGGTCGGGTCTCAGCGTAGTGGCCTTTGCCAAGCTCGAAGGCGTGCGCCTCGGCATCGTCGGGGTTGTCGTGCAGTTTCACCGCCCGTTTGCGGCCCGGCTTCATCACGGCCCATTTGGGTGGCCGGGACCAACGCTCTTCCGCCGTGCACTCTGGCAGCTGGCCTTCCTGTGCCTGTTGGTGCATCCGAACGCGGGTGAAGGCGTAATTGCTGGCCGCCTCATTCGTCCACAGTGGGATCTTGAACAGCATTACCTGCTTTTGCGGATAGCTCGAGTCGCGCTTTGCTTCCATGACTGACCAGTCCCGAAAAATGCAGACGATCTGCGCTGCGGTGACGTCGTAGCCGTTTGCCCGCGAGAGCATGGCCAACAGGTTCAACTGCTGGATCCACTCGTCCTTGATGCCGCCTTTGACCGTGTAGGAACTGGTAAACTTGTAGTCCAGCAGGGTAAAGGGATTATCGGTCATGATGTCGCACTGGCCGCTGATAGTCCACCCGCCCACCTGAGTATAAAAGCGGTGCTCGACAATGTTGCGCAGCGCCGCCCGCTCGAGGATTAGGTGGCCAATCTGGCCGCACAGCGCGTAAATGCGATCGGCTGCGTCTTCGACCATTTCTTCCCGGTGCAATTTTTCCAGGGCGACCTTGCGCGGCGGCTGGATTAACCGCGTCACAGAAATGTCCGCCCCCACGCCGCCGGTGTACGGATCGTTGGTGACGGCGTCCACTAATGGCTGAGGCAATCCCAGCAAATTGGTAATTTTCATTGTGACTTCTGTTCCTTGAGTTTTCTGTCAATCGGTCGCTCAATCCGTTCGCTTAGATTAAGCGGCAGCATGTTGATGGTAGTGATTTGCTGGCGCCAGGAATCAGGAAACTCGTTGAGCCAGCAGTAATGACAGGTTAGTTGGCAAGCTGGACAGACGGCATGGGCAATATAATCGGGGGCGCCCCGGTTGACTTCACCCAGCAGAATATCCACATGGCAAATGATGTGACTGGCGCTAATCGGCGCACTGCAGAATGGGCAGCACAACTGGCAGAATGACGTCATTCGATACTAAGAATTACGCTTTCCATTTTTTTAAGAACTTCTGCCACCTCGACAATACTCAAGGTGCCATAAGGGGGCGGTCGAAAGCGGATTAGGCCAGAGTCATCACGGTAGATTACGCCGCAACTTTCGTAGCCGCGTTTTCCGTCGATAATCACGTCAATTTCCTGGCGTGCTTTGAATGTGATCATTGTGAGTAGTCCTGTTCCCAGTTGAGCGGCTCGCCTTCGCGGCTGTCCTGCCATTCGGTGAGCGCAAACGCTTCGTCACCGTCTTTGATCGGCGTGTTGCAGGCGTCGCAAACGATACTCGGCAACGGGGTGTGAGCGGTGTTGAGCCCGTCGATAATGGTAATGCCGTGCTCGGCTGGTTTCTTGGTACGAATGGCCACGCGCCGACGCTTCCACCCCAGGGCGACGTCATTGGGGTGTTGCGGCCGAGTTTTGGCGTCGCAATCCCGGCAGTGAATTCGGCGGATCATGTGAGGCGCTCGCTGAGTTTTTTTGTGGTGGTCTCTTTGAGGATAAATTGCACGTCCACCACGTCCCCGTTTTCCAGGTCGGCGAAGTTCCCTTCAATGTAGTTGTGGGCAACGTTGAGGGTGCGGTTGCCCCACCCATAGGGATCGGCGCTGGCTTGGTGCTTGCCGCCATTGCAATCCAGCCGAACCAGAATCACCAAATAACGGGCAAGGCCATAACCGGACCGCCGCAGCAAATATTCCTGGTTGTCGCACTCTGGAATTGCCTGAACGGCCATGACGGGAATAAACGTGCCGCTGTCCCGCACCTCGAGAAGTTTTGTGATCATGGGTCAGAAGGGGATATCATCGTCCTGCTCTTCCTGCAGCGTTGGTGGTTCAGCGCCACCACCGACTGTCTTTTTGCTGTCTATGTGCAGCCGGCCAAGCTTGCACGCTTCCTCGAACCTCACGCTTTCCTCGCTCGGGGGTTTACCCTTCCACCCCTTCGCCTCAAAGTTCATCACGATCCCAAACCAATATTTCGAGTCGATGCGCGAGAGTTCACCCAGCGTCTTGCCCTTGTAATCCTTCTTCGTCTCGTCCTTGGGGGCGAACGGCAGCATGGCGAATTGCCAGGGGTGCGCCTCGAATGCTTTGCCGCCTTGGTCCCATTGGAACCCGCACTTCTGGCACCACTTCACCGCCTCGTAATCCTCTGACTGGCGCGTGGCGGTGCCCTTGCAGCGAGGGCAGGCGTTGGGCGATCCCATGGAATGTTCCCGGTGCACGCCAGCCGGTTTCTCTGCCAGCTTGCTACTGGCAGGTAGTGCCATTGGCACACAGCGACCGTTCAAATCGTCGTAGAGATCTTTGGGGCAATTGGCCATGAAAGCTTCCACGGCGGTTTGGTGCTTGTCCTTGATGCCGGGGATATCAGCAACTGACTTTGCGCCCTCGAACATCTTATCGGCGCGAGCTTCTGCCAGGCTCTCGTTGCCCAGGATCCAGCTTTGATCCACGCCATACCCCCACCACGCCCAGTATTCTTCCGATGGAATCCCGGCCAGCAACTTGGTTTTGCAGCGGCCCAGCAATCCCGTCCACGCTGCCGCAGCTTCGGCTTTGTTCTTGGGTTTACCCGGGCGTTGCGTTTCCGCCGGCGGGCGCTGTGGTGCTGGTTGCGCTGCGGGTTGGTTGCTCGGGTTGTCCTTCCAATGCGGGGCACCGCCAAGCTTTGCACCTGCGGCGTTGCCGTCGTCGTCGTACTCGCCCGTCGCGACGTTGAAGATCATCTTGAGCAAATAACGCATCCCATAGGAAACAGCCGAGCCGGTGGCGTGCGTTTTGCTCATCACGTCGCCGCCCTTGGCCCCCTTGCCGTCAGCGGGCATTTGAATTTCCACCCGTTCGGTGTGGCCGGCCCGGTGGCTCACGCGGCAAAGGATCGTCACCAAGTCCGGTGCCGGCGAGCGCGTGCCGAACGACAGCGAGAAGCCGTGTTGGGTGTAAATCGGGCGCAGTGCCCTGTCCAGGGCGCCGTAACTGGCATACCGGCTGCGCGTTTGTGGATTATCGCTGTCATTGGCCACCGGGCGCATTTCCGCCTGTGCCGCGCTCATGGCCGCGTCGTACTCTGTTTGCGCGTTTCGGGCGTGAACCTTTTCAGCGAGGTCCAGTAGGCGTTCCATTTTGCCCACGTCGATATTCGGATCACGCGCTGCCCGCTCGACCAACGCCAGCATTGGATCGGCGTTAGGGAATGGCTGGTAAGTGTCCACCGCAGTTGTTTTGTTTTCACTCATGGCTTGTACCATTGGGGTTTTGGGAATCGATCGCTGAAAGTGATCTCGGTATCCCGTTGCATGACTTCCACCTTTTCGGCTTCCGGCCAGTGCTTCAGCAGTTGCTCAAGGTTCAGTGGCGCCGGCATGTAAGCCACCACGATCGAATAACCGTCGCCTTCACCGCTGCACCAATAGGGCCCAGGCGGCGGGAACACCACAGGGCGGTAATCTTCCGGGTCCGCCTGAAATCTAACGCGATCCCATTTCATGAGTTCTCAATTTGAAGATTGGCTTTGGCTTCCTCGATACTGCCCAGAATGTTGGACTCAATCTCGCGGGCTGCTCGGCCAGCGTACTGGGTCAGCACGGGACCAAGAAACGCCAGCACGGCTTGTGATATCGCCGGGTCCAGCACCAGCACAACGGCGTTGCCGGGTTTGTCCTTGTATTGAATTGTGGCCACGTACTTGCCGGCGTTGTCGGCGTACGAGGGTTGCAGGTGAATTTGTAGATCGGTCAGTTGCATAGTCGCTTTCTAAAAAAGTTCGGGCCGTTTAGAGGCGGACGGCGGTGCGAGGGGAAAAGATCTCGCTACTGCAAAGCCTTCGGACCCTTGCGGGTGACCGCGACCCGAACCATGCCACCTTAATTAAATACCACCGCGGCTGCAAGTTATTTGTGTGTGTCATTGCGACGCCTCTGGCTGAGTTGAAAAATTTCCTCTTTCAGCGCCAGGATTCGTTCCTTGCGGCGGACTCGTGCGATACCCCACCACAGGCTGAAACATGAAAACGCCAGACTGAACAGGGACAGTCCGATTGCGATCCAGTTGAGTGTATCGGGTTTCATGGGCGACGTCGTTTCATGGGCGGGGCCGTGTTTGGTTTGGGTTTTGTGGGCGAAGCCGTGTCCTGGCGGCGGCACCTGCTGAAATCTGGCTGCTGGATTTCAGCAGCCGGCTTTAGGCTCATTGCGGATCCTTGTATGGCGCGCTGTATTCACCGGTGGCTTCGGTCCAATACGGCAGCACCACGGCACCGGCTTTGCGCTGCGCTCGCAAAGTTTGCACGGTAAGCTGGCGCCAGGCTTTGCACGACGCCGAACGATAGGCGGGGCGGTAACGAATGCCGCCCACGCAAGGACTGCCACCGCCCCACGCCACCATTCCCTCAATCTGGCACGCCAAGCGCCAGGTGTAGACGTGCACGCGGGCAATGGGCCGATTCATATACCGGCTGAAGGCACCAAGGCTGTATTCCAGGGCTGTCATAGATCCTCGATTGGTTTTACCAGGCTCACGTTATGCGCCTCGGCCAAATCACTGATTTCCTGCAGTTCGTCCCCGCCCCAATCCTCGCGGGCGCGCAGCAGCCGGGCGACAGCTTCACCGAACTTATGATAATCGGTGCGCGGACGGGCGCCGGTGGCCTTGCGTTTATGCGGGCGGGGCAGTGCCGTGGCCGGGTCGTAAACTTTAAGGCTCACCCAGGGGGGCAACTCGCGGTCACCGCGCTGCAGGCGGTACGCCATTTCGTGATCATAGCAGGCACGACACAGAACCATGTTACCGTCGCCGCCGTAAGGTAAGAGCCTGACTTGCCCGCGAGACTGCCGGCAAAACCCGCCGTCACAATGTGGATTTTTCATTTGGTAAAGGGGGGCGGATCCGTCCGCCCCATGGGGTGGGGGATTTTTAGCTGAATCGCATGGGCATAATCACGCCGCTGGCTTTGACCGGCGGATCACCGGCCACAGCCGGCTCAAGGTGAAGGCTGAATTCCACGGCACCGATGATGCCGTTTAGTTTGTCCAGGCTGTCCTTGTAAAAGGTGAATTTCAGGGCCCGGGTTTTCTCGCCGCTGTGCTTTTTGGCGTAGGCGCAAAGGCGGCCGAGAACATCGGGATCGAAGGCCACTTCGAAGGCCACCGCACCGCTCGGCCAGACTTGATCGAGCTTGGGGAAAGTCCCCAGGACAGCGCCGGCTTTGACAATTTCAGTCGTGTTCAGATCGTCGGTGCTTAAGCTCACGACAGGATCCCCACTTCCCGCCGGCGTGACAGTATCGAGCCGAACGCACTGCACAAAAGGCTGGCTGTTACCGTTGGGAATGTTCTTCATGGCTTTTTGCAGCAAGCCAGAGGGAATGATGCAATCCACGGGCTCGCCGGCGCCGGTGGCCAGGTGCGGGGCAATATCCTTTTCATCGGTGGGCCGGACAGGCACCCGAATGGCCATCTTGCCGTCACTGGCTTCCAAGCACCCCTTTTCCTTGTTGTAGTGGGCGCCCTGCAGGACATAGCGGCTGGCGTCCGTGCTGGCAAAGGCAGCGGTGATTTCGTGATGTTTGCGAAGTACTATTGCGGTCATGTTTGGTCTCTTTCTAAAAATAGCTTCATTTCATGGGCGAAGCCGTACCCTCTTGGCGGACGTTCCGACAAGAGACCGAAACACCCCCGGCCACCCGGCCGGGAATGTGTCGCGTCTCTAATCGGTCACGCTGCCACGGCGCCGACCAAATTAAGAATCTTGCCGGCGCGTGTTTCCAGGTCGACCCGTGCGTCGACGTGATCGAAACCGCGAGCGTAGGCGGTAAACCCCTGAACCAATTGCCAAGCTGTCCTGCAATCGCCTTCTTCAGATTTCGCGAATGCAATCGCACTGGCCACTTCCGGCTTTGTGAATTTCGCGGCCTTGCTCAACCATTCCATGAGTTGAGGCAGTTCAGGGTCGCGCCCGGTCCAAACGATCTTCTCAGTGGCCTGGCGGATCGTTTGTTCCATGGGGGCAGCCGAGGCATTGACGTAAGCTAACAACTGCGGCGTTGCCTGAGAGTCAAAGCGGTACGGTCCGCCACTAGTGTGCCGAATGACGAGCCTGTTAACGTCTTGCGCCCCCCAGACGACATTGTTGCCACAGCATTCATTGAACAGGAACGTGCAGAGACCGAATGAGCGCGATCCCGTTTCTGAATTCCAAACGAAGAAACCGCGGTTCAACCTGGCGCGTGGGCCCACTTCCAATCGGCTGCCGCCGTCGATCATAAACATGAAACAGTCGCGGTCCGAAGCATACAAGCCGGCGCGTTCCGTTCGGCTGGTATCAATTGAGCGGAAGCCGTTCGGGTCGCCCTTGTGGGCGTAGGCTAAGGGATTCTGGAACCTGCCACCGCTGCGCTCAACAATTCGCCCCACTGCGGCAACGCAATCGTGATCCCATATTCTGCCATACGTCGTTGACGTAATTGCCTGCAAGGTTGACGGGCCCTCGTCCTGGGGGGCGATCGTCATGAATTTCAATTGCTGCCGCTCGTGAGTCTGCAGCCCGTGATTGAGGTTTTTGACTAACAGGTCCGGTGGCAAGGTCCGAAGATAATCGGCAGGGGCGCCGACTGCTCTGGACAGCTGGCCAAATGCCCAATGGGTAGGGGTACAGGGGTCGACGCTGCCATTGACGGTCAAGACTTCGCCTTCACTGCGCACCGCTGTCTTGAGTGTGTCGACGTCAACCGAACGGCTGCGCATGCGCCGGGAATTGACGGCTTGCGCCAGGTCCGCCAGCGATCGGAATCGTTGATCCGCCGGTCTCGTTGCCCATTCGCGATGGGCGTCTAATAGGTTACTCATTTTCGTCTCTTTCTAAATTGCCCACGTATAAGGCTCGTGAGCTTTGCCGCTGCAGAACCCTGCAGAGTGTACCCGCCAGCCGAAGCAAGCGGGTACGCTCTAAAGGGTGGCCACAAATTTAGGCGCCTTGGCACCCGTGCATTTGGTCCCGTCGTTTAAATCCCGAACATCGGCGCGACCCGCCCTAAGCAGTTGCTTGGTTGCGTGGCGCCGATGGGGGGCATACAGCCAGACTCGTACTCGCCATTCTTCGAAAGGGTACCAAGTTACACGGATCTTGAATGGCTGTGAACGGTGGGAAAAACCGGGCATGCTTACAAGGCTATCGTCGCAAAAGGCGGCCGTAGTAAAAGAGAAGAGCTTCACAGTGCACCTACGCTTTCCGGCGCCGGCGCCTTGATTCGGTGAATACGGTGAACCTTTTTGCCGGACCATTCCCGCAAGTTCGGGTCGAATGCTTCCACGCAATCGGGCTGGTACGTCCACGGGCAGGAAATGACCTGTGACAGGTCGTGCCAGTATAGGCTTTGCCCCTTGGGCATTATCAATTCCAGACTGCCGACCCGAATCCCGCGCTCTTTAGTCGCCTGACTGCCACGCTCAAGACTGGGTGCTTGCACGACGATCGCCTGTGCCGATCGCATAAGCTCGGCCAAGCCGGCAGAACCGCTGCGCCCCAGGACAAGGCGCCCGGTGAAGTGGCAACGAGCTTTTGTCCACTGCTCAGTGATTTCAGTGAATTCAACCTGTCCCACTTCGCGAAAGGTTTTCTCGTATACTGCCACCGCATGACCGTCCGAATACAGGTAGAGGCAACGCAAGACTTTCACAGTGCACCCCCTTCCCTCTTGATTCTGGCCAGTGCGCGTTCCACGGCAATCTTCGGATTGCTTTGACCGCACACAAGCACCCCTTCTTTGCTGTCCACAACGTACCACCGGCGCCGACTATCCCCTAAAACGGGACTGCTCTTGAGCCGATACCCGGCTGGCAATTTTGCCTGTTGAGGCTTGGGATTCACAGTGCACCCCCTTTGGGTGAAATAACAACGTCACAGCGATTGATGAAATCGCATACTTGCGCCTTTAACCACTTGTCGAAAGCCGCTGGCTCACCCTGCCAAGCAACCAAATCCTGACTGGCCACAAGCCCCCGAAGATACCGATCAAGCTTCGCTGGCTCGCCGTTGGCCATTTGCAGGCTCACGGCATACGCCTTGTGGCATTCGGCCAAGAGAGCTTTCACAGCTTACCCCCGTCCTTGAGCTTTTCTTCGGCTTTGATGCCTTCCCGTGCCGTTAATAGCACCGGCAATACCGTTGCCCGAATAATGTTTGGGTGAACATTTTCCCACGTAAGGCTCACAACGCGCTCAAGGACTGAAATAAGAGTGTCGCGTTGAGCCTGCAAAACCGCGATCCGCTCTTCCCGCTCACGGGCATTGCAACGATCCAAAGCCCGTTGGGCATATGCCGTGTGATCCTTGCTCACAGTGCACCCCCATTTCCACCTTGCGTCTCATTCCACCGGTCAGCCGCCAATTCCCCGGGATCCGCTTCCCCCATTGTCTCGCGCAAAACCTTTGCCGCCCGCCCACTGTCCACTTGGTCATTAATGGCCAGCCAGTGCGGCTCATTGTCCCGAACAAATGCCCGAATGCTGTCGAGGTTTTCCAATATCAGCTTCGCCTTACCCAAGCCGAACGTGAATGGCCACTTGCTCTCAGCTGCCAGCGTTAATGTCGCCTTCCCCTTGTAGGTGCTTCGTGTCGTCATTTTCCCACCGTCGCTTTCTAAGTTCAGCTGAAGGCTAATTCCCTCAGCTGTCTTCATTAAATACCATAGCAGCATTAAATAGCAAGCTTGATTCTGGCCACAGCGTGGTATTTATTCCCGCCCATGGCTCGTTTCACGACCGAAAACGCTTCCGCATTCGGTAAACGCAAATCAGGCAAGGGGCGCCCGAAACCGCGTTCCCAAATACTTCGGATGCAAGCTATGTTGCTAAAAGATGCCGAAAACCCAAATACACCGGCGCACTTACGTGCATCGTCCGCTCGTGCTTGGGACGTACTCGAAGAGCGGTTACGAATCATGTCGGGCAAGCCACTACCCGGTCAGTTGCGACCTGAGCTAGAGCAGATGCGCAAGTTGAAGCGCAAGCAAAGCGAGTTGCTCGCGGCGTTTGCGGCCGGGCCCGTCGAAGAGCCACCAGCAGCGGCGAGTTGAGTAGGGAACCTACTATTTGGAAAAGGGGTGGGGGCGGTCCACCAGGGCCAGGCCCCCCATTTTTGCCCGGGTGTTCTATTATGCTTCCTCTCTCTTGTTGGTTGTTTACAGGTAAGAGCGAAGCGAAAAGGGAACCCTACAGTTAGGGTGGGCAGTGGGCGTGTTTAGAATTGTGGGAACGAGTGGCCCATTCGAGGTTGGACAGTCGGTTATCGCTGCGAAGTTTGTTGAGGTGATTTACCACTACGTGGTGAGGGGAAGGGATGTTGAGGAAGGACAGGGCGATGAGGCGGTGGGCGAGTTTTGGGAATTGGTGACCATCGCGGCAGAGGCCGATATGGACGTAGCCGTTATGGGCGATGGTACCGGCGAGGATTTGGCCGGTGGCGACATTGCGGAAGCGACCGTGGGAAGAGCATTCGTAGCGGGGGAAGCCGGCGACGGGTATCCAGACTTCGGATGGCAGGAAGTGTTGTAGAGGGGTGGGTGGTAGCAGTTCGAGTTGCATAAACGCGTGGTGATGGTGATGAGTTCAGTACGGACGCCACCCATACCCTTGGGAAGCGTAGGAAACAGTTGGCGCTTGGCTGAAGCGCGAGCGGCGAACGGCCGTACTGCTCGAGACTGTTTAGAACGGGCTTTGTGGGTGAGGGCGAATATGCTTGCTCACTTTAGGCGCAACCGGCTGTCGCACCCACCCCACCGCCGTCCGACTCTGGCGTCCGGTAAAGGATAGCCTCACGCGGCTGGGGCAGAATGCTCTTCCACGCCCCGAACTCGGGGCCAAGTGGTTTGTTTTCGCATGGTGTTTATCGTCGTCCCGCGCTGGTTGGTTGGGCCACGACTACCCACCTTGCCTATAGCGGTGGGGGTTAAAGAGAGGAAAGGTTGCCCTGCCCCAATGACTATCCGGATAAGGGGCCATGGGTCGGTAGCCGCCAACCCGGTGGACCCTACACCGGCAGAAGGGGGGCAGGGACTTACCCCGTCGGTCGCGAGCCCGGCGGGGGTAAAGGGGGCGGCATGGTCGCCACAATTAGGGGCCATGTATCCGGACCGGTGGCACCCCGTCGCACACATTGTGGTTAAAGACCCCATGCCTGGCCTGGTAATACAGCCACCGGCTTGACGGGACCGACGCAGAAAGGTGGGGTAAAGGGGGCGTCTTGCCCGCCGCGATCCACCGGGAACCCCCGAGCCGAGGTCGCGGCCATGTCGGGGGCGGGCACGATGGAACCGGGCAAGACTATCCACCCGAGAGCGACTCAGGGCGGACTGTGAACCCCCGCAGGCAAGGGGGTGTGGCTGGGACATATCAAGTAACCCAGCCAGTTCGGCCCGCGGGGAAATGGAAACTAATTTCGGACTAAAGCGGGTCAAATTAGTAAATGACCCGCAGGAAAAGGGCGCCCCCGTGTTAAACACAGGGTGTGAAGCGAGTGTTCCGAATTCTGGGGTGGTGCCCAAGGCCAGTCCCAGAGGGGGCGTTAAGTTGACTTTCGTTCTACGCTTCACGGGTGGCTTTTTGTTCTCACCGGCCAATTTTGGCAAGACTTATTTTTACTGGAAGAGGACGCGCAGCCAGAAGAAGCGGGCGTCGTTGGCTTGGGTGGTGGGGTCAAAGAAGTTGTAAAGCTGCACTATTCGAACGGGCGAAGTGAAAAAGGGGTGGGTGTAGGAATGACCTTCAAACTGCACGTAACCCCGGCGGAATAACCCCCATAAGACCTGGTTGTATTTGCCCCGGCGCATGAGCACCCACTTGTTCTTGTCATCGCGGTACACCCAGGTGGGCCCCACCTTGTGGCAGGCACCACCACTGCCCACCAAGAGATCAAAAGAGGGGTTGGGATAATAGTGGTAGCGGCGTGGTTTTTCAGGCGGCCCAAGGTGCCGCTCTTGGGTTCTGAGTTTCCGAGCTTTTGTTTTCCTGGCCTCTTTTATTTTCTGTTCGCTGGCATGGCGCAGTTCCAGTGGCGTGGGGATGTTGTTCTTTTCGCAGGTGAACCCGCACACAGTGCAGACAGCGCACACTTCGCCTAAAATGAAGGAATGGCGACCGTAACGGCAGGGCAACCGGCGCTGGAATCCCCTGCTTCTTTTGTTACCCTGGATCTCGCCAAGGGAATCGGCGGCATACAACCCGGCGACCAGGGATTTTTTGCGTGGGCCACTCATCGGGTGCGGCGGTAACCGAAGTAGAGGCTGCCGTTCCAGTAGTAGGGGAAGGCGTGGAAGGTCCACACCACCATTTTTTGCATTGCTACCGGGCCCTTTTTTATGAGCCGCTGGATTTGTTTGGGCGAGAGTTTTTGCCTGGGGCAGACCTGGAAGACAATCGGTGGGGACTTGAATAATTTGTCTTCGCCTACGATCCACTCGTAGTGGGTCCAGTCCCCGACATGGCAGGACAGGGGCAGACGGCGAACCCCGGCAATCCCCGGGACGAAGAGACCCTTGATGCCAATGGGAATAATGCTCACTTGTCCCACCTCAGTCCTTCCACCGGTTTACCGTCAAAACCCATTTCCACTTCCGGTGTAAATCCAATGGACCGCAGGGTGGAATCGACCTTGGGGTTGGTAATGACCCAGACACAAATGGGGGAAAACTGCTTTTTTGCTTCAACGAGCAACTGTAGGAACAACCCCCGCTGGCCGGTGGGGTTGACCACGGCCAGCAGGTCGAGGCGGCCATGGGAAAATTTGCACAACCCCTCGAGATGATTGAAAGCCACGAAGTGCTGGTAGCCAGTGCCAAGGATGCGGCTGGCCCGGTCGGGTTTCAATTGGCGGAACAGGATCACGGCGGGGGTTGGGTGATGGGTCCGGCCCACCATGGCCGCCAGTCGGTGCCACTGATGCGGCTGGCTTTGTGGGCAGCGCAGAACATGGGCAGCGTGTAGGTGCCCGAGCCGTTGGGGACCACGAGGGTTTCCCCGCACAGCCGCACCTCGACCACCGCCACCTTGTTGCCCGAACGCATCCAGTAGAAGCCGGGGGCCTTGGGAAGAGCCTTGTTCCAGGTCATTTGAATTGCCCCCGCAGCCACCACGCCACCGCCGCACTGATCAGTACGGCCAGGAAAAGAAGAAACGATTCAATGCTCATGATTTTGCCGCCTTCTTTTTCTTGCCCGGCGTCTTTACCCCGTCATCCATTCCAAGCGCCGTCCCAATTCTCTCTGAGAGCGTCAGCGGATAGGGCGAGTCAATGGCCGGCCAGAATAGTTGACCGTAAGAATCCATCAGCGCCTTGGCCTGTTCAATCTCGAGGGACGCGCCCCCGTGGCGCCCGGCCACAATCGCAAACCAACCCACTTCCACGTCGTGCTTGCGCAATTTAAGCTTTGGCCGGCGCAGTTCGTCCTTCACCAAAATCCCGTCGTCGTCCAATTTAACTTCCAGGTGGTGAAGCTCGTGATCCAAGAGCGCCCGGCGCCTGGCTTCAGTGGCTTCTGCCCACCAATCCCCGTCTAAAGAAATTTCGGCGTCCCCGCGGCCCATGGCCCGGTCTTTAAGCCCCATTTTTCTGGTAATCCCGTAAGCCGCTATGCCGTGTTTGGTGAGAGCCGGTCCCTTGGGATTGCCAAAGTTGTCCACGGATGCGAAGGCGAACACGAAATCGATCTTCACTTTGTGTTCCACTAGCGGTTTATGAGTGTCGAATTGCTCGAGGATTTTTTCGGCCATTTCACGGACTGCACTGTCAGCTTTTTGGTAGGTGCTCATTTGGGTTTGTCGGGTTTGGGTTGTTGGGGCATACGCTTTTTGGCGTACGCGCTTTTTTCTTCCGTCGATAGGCTGTTCCACCACTTCTTGTTCAACTCGGCCGAGATCCGGCCCCGCGGTGAAACCAGGTGGCTCAAATCCTCGTCCAGCGTCCCCGGCGGTCGGATGCGCTTGCCCACAATGTGCGCCCCCTTGCTCGAGCGCGGGGTGAGGAAGCTGGGTTCCTGCACAATGGCCGTGTTCACCGGATCGGCGCACGCCCGGGCAATAGCCTCACGGTCGATGCCCAATTCCTTGAGTTTCTCTTCGTACGTCATGGTTTTGTTTTGCTGCTTCGACCCGTCCCGCTGGATTCCCCCGCCGGGTCGGGTGATTTGGGAATGTAGTGCAGGCACCCGCACACCTTGCACCGCCACACTTTGACCAACCCCAGCCGGGGCGCGTTGGCTTCGCGGAATTCGGTCATTTGGGCGCGGTTGTCAAAGGCCATCCGGTTGGCCGCCAGGCAGACGAGCGGGGCCCCACGAAAGGGCGGTTGCTCGGAAAATAGGTGGGCGTTTTTCTTTTCAGCCATACCACGCATTTTTCAGGTCGAAGATCCGCTGGTTGCAATTGTTGAATTGAGCGAACAATTCCTTAACTTCTTTGGATTCCGGATTGCGGTGGGCCATGTCCCGGTGAACTGCCAGAAGCCGCTGGTGGCAACGGTCCAGTTCCCCAATGAAGCCCTCGATTCTTGCCCTTACTGCTTTGTCGGATTCTTCAGCTGTCATTTTGGTTTGAAGGCTCGCGCCTGTTTGACCCGCTCGCTCTCTATTTCCCGTTGAATGAACCGGGCAATCGCCTCGGCGTCCACCTCGCTGATATTATACTGGTCGTAGGTCGGTTCCCGGTCATCGTAGTGCAGCTTGTGAGCGTAGTAGGCCCGGGCGAATCGCATCTGGTCGGGGGTGAGTTCCGTCAGGATCATTTCGTTCGCCAGATCCGAACGCCGCTGCCCTCTTTGCGGGCTGTGAACTCGCGCTCGGGAAATTTGCTCGTGGCCCACCACCGCAGCGACGAGACGCTGTTCATGGTCGACCCCAGAAAAAAACTCTGCCCCACTTCGAGCGCCATAATGGCTTCCTGCCGACCGTCCCCCTTGCGCCCATGACGAATCGTGGTGCGCTCAGTTGGCAGCGGGTGCTTGTTGGAAATTGGAAATGTCATTGTCGTGAATGGTATTTAACAGATTGGACTTGCGCTCTCAAGCGGTATTTAATTAAGGTTTTGAAAATGGCAGCGGCAATCGTCTTCATTCCTCTGACTCAAAGCAAAGTTGCGATTATCAACTTTGAAGATTTTGATTTGGTGAGGCCATTCAGGTGGTGCGCAGCTGCAATAGGGTCAGTTGGCGGAAATTTCAAAACATGGTACTGCGTTCGCAACGAGCCTGACGGACGAGGTTACAAAACAGCGTATCTGCATCAATTGATCATGGGTTCAAAAGGAATCGATCACATTAATGGGGACGGATTGGATAATCGCAGGGGCAATTTGCGGCGAGTAACTCACGGGGAAAATCTGCGTGGTTTCAGGCGTAAAAAACCCGGAACCACAAGTAGGTATCGAGGTGTTTACTTTGATAAGCGGCGGTCTAATTGGAAAGCAGGTATCACGCACAATTACATTACGATTCACCTTGGTGCCTTTCAAAACGAAGAAAATGCCGCAACGGCTTACGACGCAGCTGCGAGAAAATTGGGCTTTCCAAATGAGGCTTTGAATTTCAAATGACTCGCGCCGAACTCTTAAAACGCTACCCAAATGCCAGCGCATCCTTCATTGCCCGTAACTGTTCGGATCTACATTCCGGGGTACGTCCCGACGACAAGAAACCAGCTAAAGGGCGTCCACTGGTCCGCCGAATATCGCGAGAAGAAGAGAGCCGCCCACGCCCTCAAGAGCGCGCTCGAATCCGATTTTTCATTTACAGCACTCGACCAGCCGATTGGGACAACTATTCCACGAAACAATTGCAAGATTGCCTTGTCGAGGCTGGTTTCTTGGATGCAGACGACTGGGATCGACTCTGCGGGCAAGTCGTCTCTTACGAGGTTCACTCGAAAGAAGAAGAAACAACGGTCGTTGAAATAAGTGACGGGACACTTCCAACATAGCGCCCATGTTCAGATTACGCTCTCATACCTCACACCCGCCGGGTTCCTTTCAATTCCTGCAACCCGAACTGGGGATGGAAAAACCCCTGGTGGGTTCCTTCAACTTCGTTTGTGAGCAGTTGCAAATAATGCGAATGGCCAACCCATTCCTGTGCGAGCGCCACGGCTGGTCCACTGAATTGCGCGATATCGAGATCGAGGTGGACCACTACAACGCCGCCCGCTGCATCGCCGCCGGGTGGCTGGACTTTGTTCTGCCCGACGCCGCCAGCGGTCCGACCCCGACCTACACCCCGCCGCCCGAAAAAAAAAAGCGAGTTCCTGTTGTGGCAGGGGTTAAGCGCGTTGCGGCTGGCGTTGCTCTTTTGTTGGATTGGCTTGGATCGGGCGGAAAAGCCGTCGACCCCGCCCTGGCCGAAAAGCGCGCCGGCATTTGCGCCGATTGCCCGCAAAACGGTGCCGACGATTGGAAAACTTACTTCACCCAACCCATCGCCGACAAAATCCGCACCCAATTGGAAATAAAAGCCGACCTGCAATTGCGCACCACCTACGACGATCGCCTGCGAGTGTGCAGCGCCTGCGATTGCCCGCTCAAGCTCAAGGTCCACACGCCCATGGAACACATTTTGGCCCACACAAGCGAAGACACCAAAACCCGGCTGGATCCCCGCTGCTGGATTCTCAAAAGCACATGAAAACACTCGAGGAAATTGAGAAGAAGCACGATTTTCTGCACGCCATTCTGGAATACAACCATCACCAGCCAGAGCTTGGTAAAATGCCACAGGAAATTTTCGCGCCCCTTCATGCCGCGCACGACGCTCTGTCCTGGGTGCTCGACGGCCCTTGCAAGGGGCCATTCGAAGAGAACTGCAAAATGCTGGAAGAGACACTCACCGCAGACGGTTACCGATTCATCAAAAAACCACTCAACTAATGAACGCTGACGATGACGAAAAACTGATTGTCCGGCCCCTGCCCAATCCTAACGATCCTGTAGCCCAAAATATCCCCCTCAAGCTGGATATGACGCACGAGCCGGGTTTCGTCAAAATGACCTTTGACCCGCCCATCATGCGCATGCGCCTGCGCCCATCGGAAGCGCGCCAACTGGCCATTGGACTACTCAACCACGCCGAAAGCGCCGAGCACGCGAAAAACGAATGATTGTCGCGATCCCCTTTTGCCCCGGCGACGTCGAGCAAGCCCATTCGCTAGTCGAGTTCATGGGCCAGTTGGGCGGGTGCCAGGAATTCAACGCGCTGCTCGTTGCGGATGCCGCGGTCGACTGGGGCAAATCCGTCGACATGCTCACCATCGCCAATCGCACGTTCCGAAGCGCGTCCCTGATCTGCACCGATTTTCCCGTTGAGGGTTGGCCGGCGGGCGCCAACGCGCTCTGGCTCAAAGCCGCCTCTCACGCCAAAGCCAACCAGGTGCCATTTCTATGGCTCGAGCCGGACGCGATCCCCGTCAAACGCGGCTGGCTGGTCGCCATTCACAAAATGCGTGGCACCGGCTACTTCGGCCACGTCTACGACTGCCACCAATCGGGGTTGCCAAGACAACTGCTCTCAGGCGTCGCCGTTTACCCGCCCGACGCCATTGACCTGATCGGCCCCTGCATCGACGCCAACCCCAGCAAAGCTTGGGACGTGTCCAGCGCGGGCGTGGTTTTGCGCCATGCCACCCCCACTAAGTTGATTCAGCATTTTTGGGGTGAAGTCGGGTTGCCGCCCACGTTCGTGGAAGTCAAAGGGCCCAATTCGCCGCGCAACGCCATGAGCCTGGCCGACCTGGATCCAGAGACCATGCTGTTTCACCGCTGCAAGGACGGCACCCTGCAACAGATTTTGCGCCGGTCCCTCGGGATGTCGGCCCCGGGTCATTTCGTCGTTGTCCTGCCCTTCTGCAATTTGGACGTCGAACTGATGATCAAGAGCTTGGACTGGATGGAAGCCATGGGGATGCCCAAAACTCACGATTGCATGTTGTCCTTCGACCGGACAACCCTGCGCGACTCGGTCCGGCGCGTCGCGGCCCGGGCGGCCAACGTGTTTTGCTCGGTTGCGCAGACTTCCTACAGCGTTCCACATGGAACACGATTTCCGCAAACTGCTGCCTGGCAACATGCGGCCAAAACCATGCACGCCCTTTATCGTAATTGGCTCTGGATGGAAGCCGACGCTGTTGCGTTAAAGCCCCATTGGCTTTCGGCGCTGCAAAATGTCTACGACAATTCTCATAAACCATTCGCCGGCCCCGTCGTGGAAGGTGCCGGTCACTGTAACGGCACGGCCATCTATCCGGCCAACACCCCCGACCTGTTGCCCCGCACCATGTCGCACACCCAGAACGCCTGGGACGTTGAGGCAAAGGACGAAATGGCCGGCTGGGTGAAGGACATTGGCCACATTTTCTTTTGCGCCTGGGGCGAGGTGCATGGCCGCTTAAATCCCCTCGAGGGCGAATCGCCGTCCTTCCCGCCGGGCAGCCCGCTGCTCAACCAAATCCCAAAAACGGCCGTGGTTTTCCACCGCTGCAAAGACGGCTCACTTATCGACCGACTCAGCGCATGAAACCATGGGAAGAGAGTAAGCAGTGGTCGGACAGGTTTATGCGTCAAATAAAGCAGACGCTGGGTGAGCACCTGATTGAAATCGGCAACATTGAGCAGGACCGTAAAGAGGCTGGCGATCTTACCGTTCTTAAATCCAATCTCATTCGGATAGGATGTCGGATCCGAAAGCATCATCACCTTAAAAAGTACCACGACCAATTTACGATTCGCCAAAGTCGCGCCAGCGGCGTGCAAACCGAGATGGACAAAATCAGGGCTGGTTGGGGCAATTGGTTCTTTTACGGCTTCGAGGATTCAACCAGCCAGAGAGTGATCCACTGGTTCATTGCTGATTTGAACGTGTTCCGAGAGCACCTTCTCGTTAATCCGCAGTTGCTCGAAAATCGCGGTGGAATTCCGGACGGGTGCGGAACAACCTTCTTTTCATTCTACCGATCCGATTTCCCCATAACTTTATTCAAGGCTTGGGGTGACAAATACGTCCCACCACCCCCCGTCCCGTCTTTCAAATGACCACTGAAACCGCACTTCAAAAAAAACGGCGGTTGAATTTGGAAGCGGTGAGACGCTATCGAAAGAGAACAGTGCTGTACTGGCGTAAAAATCCTGCGGTTCGTAAAGCGGCAGCGCGTAGGCATTACCTAAAACACAAGGACAGGCTGAAGCCAATTCGTAAAGCGTGGATGTTGAAGAACAAATCTAAGTGGACAGAATATTACTCGAAATGGTGCAAAGAGAATGCCGTTCGATGCATTGGTTACTCGCGCAACTGGATGAAGAGGAATCCAGAGCGGGCACGGCAGGTTTGGCAGCGGTGGAATAAAGCTCATCCCGAAAAGCGAAAACAGGTGGGGGCAGCGTATCGAACAAGGCACCCAGAAACCGCCGTAAGGAACAACACGATCAGGCGGCTGAGAGTCGGGGACTTCGATCGTTACCAGCCATTGATCGATTCGATGATTCGAGAGGTTTCTAAACTTCCATTTGCCGTCTGCACTTATTGCCAGAAGAAGATCGATGGAATGTTCCACATCGATCACATTGTTCCCGTCTCGAGAGGCGGTAAACATGTGCGTGAGAATTTATGTGTGGCGTGCAAACGCTGCAATTTGTCGAAGGGCCCAAAACTATTAACCGAATGGAAGGGTGGAATTTATGCAGGTTGATATTTTAATTGTGAGTTGCGCCCGCCATTTCCCGTGGCTGAAATATTCCCTGCGTTCCATTGTGCGCTTCGCCACCGGCTTCCGCCAGGTGAAGGTGCTGGTGCCATCGGAAGACCTCTCGGCCATGTCGCCACTGCTCACCGAGTTCTCGGGCGAGCACGGCATTCCCATCCGGGTTGTTCCTTACGAGGACTGGCCGGACAAGGGGTTTTTGCGCCACGAAGACGTGATCATGCGCTCGGACACGTTCAGCGACGCGGATTTTTTCTGTCACATCGACAGTGATTGCCTGTTTTCCGAGCCGGTCACGCCGGCGGATTATTTCGTCGACGGCAAGCCGGTGCTCATGCACGCGACGTATCACTGGCTCGTCACCACCCAGCAAGCCAACCTGGGCATGTGGCAGGTCGCCGTCGAGAAAGCCATTGGCGGACGCAGCGAGAATGAGTTCATGCGCCGGCATCCCGCGGTCCACAGCCGCCTCACCTACTTTGCCGCCCGCCAGTGCATTGAGGGGCACCACCACAAGCCGGCGAGTGATTACATTCGCGAGTGTGAGAACGCTTTCCCCCAAACCTTCTGCGAGTTCAACACGCTCGGGCAGGTCGCGTGGGACCACCTGCATGACCGCTACCACTGGCACAACTGCGAGACGCAAGGATGGATCGAGCCTCACAAAATCGTTCAGTTTTGGTCACATGCCTCGCCAGAGGAACCGCAGGAACCGGTGTTCCGCGGCAAACCCTATCGCTGCACCCCAGCGGAATTGCTGAAATTGCTGTGATATGGTCTATCAACTTTACCACGACGGCCAAGATTTCTGCGTTTGGGCAGAGCCAGAGGCTGGCGACAAATACATAGGGATATGTGTGGGCGTCGGCAAAACACAAGAGGCGGCCGTAGCTGACGCCAAAAAAACACTCAGCGAAACAGAGAAGCAACTCGATCAACTGGCGCTGCCGACGGATTGAAACTGTGAGCGACACGCAGTCTTACAATCAAGCTCTCGGCCCACATAGGCCGTTGCCGGGAATTCTTGCCGCCATGTTGGACGCTGTCCCGAAACAATGCGAAGTCGAAGCTATTAGTATCAATGGGCAGACTGGTCGCATCATTATCGAGGTTTACCACGACGGTGCCAAAATGAATTACGAATTCCAAACGCCAGAAACAAAGCCGTGATCGAACACCGCTTCATAGACCTGTTCGGGGTCGAGCAGGTTGACTACGTCTTCAGCAAGAACGATCCCAAGGGCTACGCCCACACCCCGGGCACCGGGCCCAAGGGTGAGACGTGCAAAACCTGCGAGCATCGGGTGAAGCTGCGGGCCAACAGCAAGCGGTTTTACAAATGCGGACTAAACCGCGACAACTGGTCCAACTCGATCACCTCTGACATTGTGCTCAAAATGCCCGCCTGCAACCTCTGGGAACCGTCCCTGTCAAAAACACCACGAAACGGAAACTTGCGATGACACCCTTTCAACTCTTGCTGGATAAGATCCACGAAGGCAAAAACCCCTACACCGGATTCCCTGCCGCCGAGTGGGCCGGCACCTGGTATGGGGACCACGGCGCCATGCGCGAGATTTTCGCCAAAGCCATTAACGCCACCAACCCCGCTTTCATTATCGAGGTTGGCAGCTTCGTGGGTGAGAGCGCCATTTTCATGGCCCAACTGCTCAAAAAGCAAAACCGGGATTGCGTCATTCTCTGCGTCGATACCTGGTACGCCGGATTCGACCACTGGAAGGGGGCACGGGAAAAGATCCGCATGCACTTCGGGCGCCCCGACTTCTATTACAAGTTCGTGGCCAACATCATTGCCAACAATTGCCAGGACGTGATTATCCCCTTCGCCATGGACTCGATTGGGGCAGCCCGCGTGATCAAGTGGCTTGGATTGGTGCCAAATCTGATTTACGTCGACGCCAGCCATGAGCAGGGTGACGTGTTCCGCGACTACGAAGCTTACTGGGATCTGCTTGGGCCCGGCGGTGGAATGTTGGTGGACGATTTGACTAACTATTTTCCCGGCGTCGTGGCTGACTGGAACCGATTCATGGGAACTTACGCCGTTGAACCTGTTTTGGTCGAAGGCGAAAAAGCTCTGGCGATTAAAAAATGAACTCACTTCCCACCTATGCCGAGGGCGTGCTGCAAGCCGTCTTTTCGGACGCCAACCTGCCCAACATTCAGCAGCACGAATGGGAAATGCGGACCTTCCTGCAGTTGGTTGTCGACGAATTGAAGCCGGCGCGCACCGTCGAGCTTGGCACCTACCGCGGGTTCACCGGCGCGCTGCTCTCGCAAGTCACATCGACTCAAACCGTTTCCATCGACGTGCAGGATTACGGGACCGCCGATGCTGGCAAATTCGGTAACTGCCTGACTTACCTGCTCGACGACGCCACCACGCCGGAATGCGTGACGCATGTCATGGCGATGTTGGGTGGGCCCATTGACCTGCTCTTCATCGACGACGGCCATTACTACGAGCAGATCGTGAAGGAATTTGAACTGTGGGAACCGCTCGTGCGTCACGGCGGCTGGATCGTGTTCCACGATATCAACCCGCTGGCCAACATTGGGCCCCACGGCGTTCAGCCTGACTGCGTGCAGGTCACCCGCTTCTGGAATGAACTGAAGGGCACCAAACAGGAAATTATTGCCACCGCCGAGCACGCTGCGTTTAAGGGTGTGATCCCGCACGGTGGCTTGGGAATTTTGCGGGTATGATTCTAATCGGGTATCATTTCAAACTGGTGGTGACTGAGTGCATTCCTTACATGCCAAAGGAAGAGTCCGATGAAAAGTTCATTTGCGGCTGCGGTGGACGGGTGAAAGCTGTCCTGTTGTGTAACGGTTACGGAAAGCCATGGCGCAAGTGCGGTTCTTTTGACATGGACGCTTGCGATTTCGCCGTGTTCAGTCAGGCGCTTTATGATGCCGGACAGGCTGGCCGTTTCGAGATCGTGTTTGACGATCAGAAGTTCTACGATTTCATCGAGGAAAACCCGAGCATTTTATGATCGAAACTGACTACGGCTGTGAAATTAACGCCGTGCGCCACTGCACGAACGCCTGCGTGGCATGCAATCACGCCTCGACCAAGTTCACCGAGAAATATTTCATGGACCCGGCGGTGCTCAAGCGTGACCTCGACGTCATGAAGGGCCACCTGCGCACAAAACTGCTCTTCGTTCAGGGCGGTGAGCCGCTGCTTCACCCCAAGGTCACCGAACTTCTATCGCTGTGCTACGACAGCGGCATTGCCAAACAGTGCGGGGTGCTCACCAACGGCAAGTTGCTCAAGCAAATGAAGGACGACTTTTGGGAAATGCTTACCACGCGCAAAATGGAACTGCGCATGTCGTGCTATCCTGACCTCGACCCGTCCATTGTCCCGTGGGTGCAGGAAAAGGCTCAAGCGTGGGGATTCTTCGTGCGCCCGCAGGAAATCAACGGGTTCAAACCGGTGTTCCGCGCTGTGCCGGACGGTCGGACTTACCACGGTTGCCCGTGGAATCGCTGCCTGACCATTCACGAGGGGTTTTTCTACCTGTGCCCGCTCTCGACGTTCTGGCCCGAGCAGTTCATGCGGCGAGCCGAGAAGTGGAAGGACATTTCGGCGACGGTGGACGGCCTCGAGATTGCCGGAATGACCGACGAGCGGTTGAAGGTGTTCTTGGGGCGGCGTCACCCGCTGGAATCGTGCAAGATTTGTTCGGGGGCCACCGGCGACTCAATTGCTTGGCACCAGAATAAAAACCAGGACGAGTGGGAAGCTGAGGCGGGCGTGGCTGCTGCATTGGCATGAGCATGCCCATTTGGCTCTTCTGCATTTGTCGGGACGAGGCACCGCTCATGCCCTATTTCCTGCGCCATTACTCGGCGTGGTGCGATAAAATGATTTTCTTCGACGACCAGTCTACAGACGGCACCCGCGAGCTTATCCGTTCGTGCCCCAAAGCTGAACTGCGGGACTGGCCGGGCACCACGGGCTTGGATGATCAGGCGTTTCTGGACTTCGCCCACGAGGCGTGGAAAGAGGCGCGCTGCAACGCTGAGTGGGTGATCTGGGTCGACGCCGACGAATTTCTCTACCATGAGAACATGCTCGAACTGTTGGCCACCTACCTGCGCGACGGGGTTGAGGTGCCGCAGATCCGCGGTTACACCATGTTCTCACGCGAGTTCCCCAACACCACGGGCCAGATTTACGAGCAGGTCAAAGCCGGGGTGGTCGATGACGTGTGGAACAAGCCGGCCATATTCCGGGTGCACATTCACTGGACCATGGGTCGGCACGGGCCGGACTTCACCAAGTTCAGTCCGCGCTCGAGCCCGGGGTGTGATATCAAGCTCTTGCACTACCGTGGCCTCGGTGCCGAATACGTGCGCTGGCGGCACGCCCGCAATTGGGCCAGGGTGCCCGACCACTGCCGGCGCGCCCATCTGGGGACAAACACAGCGCCGGATTATGTCGGACACCACTCAGTTGACTGGTTTTTGGAAGTAATGAGTCGCAACCTGCCCCACGTAATATGATCTACGTCAACAAATCCCCCACCGCCGACACGCGCACTTGCGACTTTGCCAACATCAACAAAGAGGAACTGCTCAACTCAAGTCGCGAGCACATTGGCGACGTGGTGAAGGCGATCGCATTTTTTCAGACCCAACTTACCGAAGCCGCCGGGCGGCACGATTGGGACAAGCTCACGGCGATTGACTGGTTTCATCACGACTTCGTGACAGGATTCAAGCAAACCGGCTGGTGGGACAATCACCGCAGGATTCATCGGCATCACCTCAACATAGCGGACGGCGTGCCCCCGGACGTCAACCTGCTGGACGTGCTCGAGCACATTGCCGATTGCGTTATGGCCGGCATGGCTCGTAGCGGTAGCGTTTACGAACTAAAACTGTCCGACGAATTGTTGCAGCGAGCGTTCCAAAACACGGTGGAACTGTTGAAGGAACAAGTGGCGATAGTCCCTGGTTCCGTTTACACCGAAATGGCCAAATCATGAATCCTGTCCTCGTTTCCACCTGGGGCCCCACCCCAAAAAAATACCTGCTGGCGTTCTTCGATACCTGCAAGCGCAACGGTCTCGAGCCGCAAAACTTCGACCACACCGACTGGGAAGGCGGCGGGGACTGGCGGCAGATCCCCTGGTACAAGAAGAGCGAGGGGCAGGCGCGTTTCGTGCGCGAGAACAAGGACAAGTACAGCCACTTCGTTTTCACCGATTCGTACGACGTCGTCTTTGGCACCGGCATGGACGAGATCATGCGCAAGTTCGAGCGGCTCAATTCCCCCATTGTGTGCGCTGCCGAGTGCTACTGCTGGCCGGACATCAACCAGGCTGGCCTTTACCCGCCGTGCCCCGACCGCTGCCGCTATCTCAACGCTGGCATGTGGATTGCCACCTCGGAAGCCGCTGTCCCCTTCACCGAGGAACTAGCCGCCACCGCCGCCAAGCGCGAGAAGGACGACCAACAGATCTTGGTGGATATGTTCCTGTCCAAGCGCCATCCCATCGCTCTGGATACAACCTGCTCAATTTGCTTTTGCTGCAATATCAACTCGCTGGACTTCCTCGACATGAGCGGACCGCGCCCGCGCACCACCGACACCGGCCAGGAACCGTGCCTCTATCACGGCAACGGCGCGAGCGACCTGCGGGGGATTTGCGCGAAGATTGCGCCATGAGAATCATAGTCTTTGCCATCACCTACAACTGCGCGGACGTGCTGCCCTTCTTCCTGCGGCACTACAGCCAGTTCGCCGACGAAATTTCCGTGTGGGACGATAACTCGACCGACGGCACCCGGGCCATGCTGCAATCTCACCCACGGGTCATGCTGCGGGACTGGCCGCACCGCACCGGCATTGACGAGGATTTGTTCCTGGCCCACTGGCAGGAATGGTATCCCAAGGCCCGCGGTAATTTTGACTGGGTCATGATCGTGGACCCCGACGAGTTTCTTTACGCCGTCAACATGCGGGACATGCTCGATTTCCAAAAGGGCCAGAAGGTGCAGGTGATACGCACCGAGGGTTTCAACATGGCCGGGGACGGGTTGCCTAAGGACGATGGTCGCCAGATTTGGGAAATTAACCCCATGGGGGTGCCGGCGCCGGTTTACTCAAAGCCGGTGGTGTTCCAGCCCGACATTCAGATCAACTGGGTGCGCGGCAAGCACGCTCTCGAGAACTGCGCGCCGGTGGTGAGTTACCTGCCCTGGATCAAGCTCTTGCATTACCGCTATATGGGGGCGGCTTACACGGCCGCAAAAAACGCCAAGAACTACGCCCGGTGCGGGTTGCAGTCGGGGGACAAGGGGGCCGCGTGGTCCTGCGCGCCAGGTTACACCGGCGAGCACTCGGCACCGTGGGCACAGGATATAATCAACAAGTCTTACAACGTGCTGGTATGAACTGCGTTAAATGCGGGCGCGCTTACGACGCTTTACCGTGGTATATCGTCGCCTACCGAAATGAGATTTTCCATTTTTGCTCTCGTCAGTGTTTAATTGAGCACTTCGCCCCGGAACTGAAACAAGCCGTGGTGGTGAAACAATGGATACCAACACCGGAAGACGAGGAACGGATGCATCAATGATCCTTTCTGACCTGAAACTTTTACGCCAGCACCTCGATTGCGCCATCGAAATGGCCGAGCGAAACGTGATGAAGGATATGACGCCCGCCGAACTGCTGGCTTTCCGCCGCGACTTCAACGGCGCCGACGCCAGAATTGGAAACTTCGTCATTTGGATGATTAAACCCGATCCGTTATGTGGCCCTGCATGACTTACAACGCCCATAAGTGGTGGGACACCCTTGAATCGTACTTTGCAAAACTCTTAGCTCGACAGTTGGCCAGGGGTAATCTGTTGGAACACCACTTTGAGGCGTTCCGTTCCGCCAAGTGAATGCATGTTTCAAGTCACCCACCCTCGGCTCGTAGCAATCTCGAGCTTCCGCCCCCTGGACGCCTCGCCTGAGGTAGCCGCCAACCAACTTCGGGCCAAGCGTTCCTGGGACGAAGTCTTCGACAAAATCATCCTCTTCGGTTCCCACGACAAGCGGCTGGCCACGCCCAAAACCGAGTTCGTTGAGTGCGAAGAGTGGCCGCACATTTCCCTGCTCGTCATGGTCGCCCGATGCCAAGCCGATCCCACCTGCATTCTCAACGCGGACATTGTCGTTTCAGACGCCCTGAAGCACATGCTCAACTTAGGCTGGACCAAGGGGGCCATGGCTCTTACCAGCCGGCGCTATGAGTTTGATCCAGCCACCGAAAACTACGACGCCGCCAGGGTGGTGGATTGGGGCGCGGACTTCTTTGCCGCGCTGCCGCAGGCGTGGAATGAGGCTTACAAGGAAATCCCCACCGGCTTCCGCTTGGGCCATCAGCTGTGGGATAATTGGATGCTGGGGTTCTTCTACCACCGGTGTTTCCGAAATTTCTTCGACATCACCGCAATGCGCCCGATCTTCCACCCCAAGCACGGTGACCGGAAAATGCCGCACGTCGTCGTTGTGCCGCCTGACTGCTTTTACGCCCAAATGGGTTTCCCGCCGGCGTTGACGTAGCAAAGCCGCCGGAATAGCGTCCGCGCTGGCATGCAATTTTCTACCGCGTCAGTGGTCGAGCAGCTGGTTTGGCAAATGCGTCTGGCTGATTACCCCCGCGCCCGCAACCGCGCCCGCATAAACGACCTCTTCAACGGCGCCCCGCCTTACACCGCCGAGGAAGAGCAGCAGAACAACATTGCGATCAACGTCAACAGCCTCGAGGGCACGAAGCTGGCCCATGACGCCCGCAGCCAGTTCGCCAACGCCTTCCAAAAACCCGGTGCTTTCTTCACCGCCCGCACTGATTACGGCCCATCTCACCGCCGCCAGAAATACGGGTCCATTGTGACCAAAGAGATCAACCGCATTATGAAGCGGTGCCCGTACTACTTTGAAACGCAGCGGTCGAAGTTCGCCCAATTGGTTCTTCACGGCATTGGGCCAAGCGCATGGGAAACGCGGCAGGGTTGGTGCCCCGATTGCGTGGGTATCGAGGACGTCATGATCCCGTCCAACACCCTGCTGACGATGAAGAATTTGCCGTTCTACGCCATCTTCCGCTCTTACACTGGCGAGGAACTTTACCGGCTGACCCACGGGCCCAACGTGGACAAGGCGTGGCAAATGGACAACGTCAACGCCTGCCTCAAGTGGGTCGACGAAGAGACGGCCAAACTTTCAGGGACAACGTGGCCGGAAGTGTGGTCACCGGAAAAAATGGAAGAGCGGATAAAGCAGGATTCTGGTCTCTACGCTTCCGACGCCGTGCCCACCATCGACACCTGGGATTTCTATTTTTGGAATGATTCTAAAAAGGTGAGCGGCTGGAACCGGCGGATCGTGCTCGACCAATACGGGACGCCGGGCGTTGGCGGGGTGGTGCCGGACAAGAACAAAATCGGCGGGTCCAACCAGTGGCTCTACAACCCGGGGGATCGCAAATACGCCAGCAAGCTTTCCGAGATCGTTTCCTTCCAATTTGCCGACCTGTCCGCCGTCGCCCCCTTCCGCTATCACAGCGTGCGTTCCTTGGGGTTCCTGCTCTACGCCGTGTGCCACCTGCAAAACCGGCTGCGGTGCAAATTCAACGAGGCTGTGTTCGAGGCGCTCATGATGTATATGCGGGTCAAGTCGATGGACGACGCCGAGCGGGCGCTCAAAATTAACCTGATCAGCCGCGGGATCATTGACGAGACGGTGCAGTTTCTTGCCCCCGCCGAACGCTGGCAGGTCAACGCCCAGTTGGCGGAATTGGGGCTGGCCCAGAATCAGCAGGTAATCAACCAGAACAGTTCTTCCTATGTCCAAAGCCAGGGCAAAACCAACCCGGACGTCGAAAAGACCGCCTTCCAAATTCAGGCTGAACTCAACGCCACCACCGCGCTCATTTCGGCGGGATTCAACCAGGCTTACCAATATCAGGAATATGAGTATTACGAGATCTTCCGCCGGTTCTGCATCAAGAATTCCCGGGACATGGATGTTCGCACGTTTCGTCTCAATTGCCTGAAACGCGGGGTGCCCGAGAAACTGTTGAGTGCCGAATGTTGGGAACTCGAGCCCGAGCGCGTGATGGGTTCTGGCAACAAGACCATGGAACAAGCCATTGCCCAGCAACTCATGGAATGGCGGCAGTTCTACGATCCCCAAAGCCAGCGCGAGATCCTGCGTGTGTCCACCCTGGCGGTGACCGATGACCCGGGCCTGACCGAAACGCTGGTTCCGGAAGAAGCCAACCCGCTCACCACCTCGCGGCAGAAGGCTATGGTGGCCATGGGCTCGCTCATGCTGGGGTTGCCGGTCAAATTCGGGATTAACGATAACCGGGTGGAAGTGGCCGAGACGCTGCTGGCCGAAATGGCCATGATGATCCAGCGCATTGAGCAGAACGGCAACATGGCCACCCCCGAACAACTGATCGGCTTGCAGACGGTCGGCCAGACGATTGGCGAGCAAATCCAAATTCTGGCCCAGGACAAAGGGCAACAGCAGCGGGTGCGCGCCTACTCAGATGACTTGGGCAAGCTTATGAACCTGCTGAAGGGCTTTGCCCAGCGCCTGGCGCAGCAAGCCAAGGAAGCACAAGCCAACGGCAACGGCCAGGGCGGATTGGATCCGAAGGACGCGGCAAAGATTAAGGCGATCCTCATTCAAGCCGACGTCAAAGCCAAAAATGCGGCACAGTCACACGCGCAGCGCACCGCCCAGCGGCAGGTGCAGTGGGAAATGGATGAGAAGCGCAAACAGGAACAACACCAGCTTGACCTGCAGAAAGAGCGGCGGACGCATCAGGCTGATTTGGCGGCCAAAGACATCGAAACGGCGGCCAGCATCCGGCGCGACCGCATTGCCGCCTCTCATAAGCCGCCCAAGCAAAAGCCTTGATTAAATGCCATTCAAGAGAGAAGACTCGCGCCAATGGTATTGACCCCGCGCAAAAAGTTCCAAGACGCGGCACAAACCCTGCGGGTCCACCGCGAACTGGTTGTCAGTGATTCCTTCCGCAGCGCGCTCGAGTCTGCGCTGGTTGAATATGCGCTGACGTTGCTGCCCACTGACGACCCGCAGAAAGCCGCCGCCAGCTTCCACCGCATTGAGGGTGCGCGGGAATTCATCAATCACCTGCTCAATATTGGCGAGACCGCCGCCCCGCCGGTCACTCGCCCGTCCGCCAACCTAGACCACAAGTTGTAAACCTATGCCAGCCGCCGCTGCCCCACCGCCGTCCACCGCTACCCCCGCACCCGCCAAAACCGCCGCCGCTGCCGCCCCTTCCGCGCCGGCACCGGTCACCAACCCGTTCGACCAATCTTTTGCCGACCTCGAGCGGTTCACCCATGAGGGCGAACTTCCTGGCCGGGAACCGGAAAAACCCGCCGCGCCGGCAAAACCTGCCAAACCGGCGGCAGCAGCAAAACCGGCCGCAAAACCCGCGCCCGCTGCCAAGCCTGCGGCCAAACCAGCACCGGCGCCACCGGCGGCCAAGCTGGATGGATCGGAAGGACTGGCCGATCCGGAAGCCGAAGAACCCACCACCCCAGAGGGTGAAGGCACGCCGGCGCCGGAAGATACGACCCCGCCGGCCAAGCCGGACGGCAAGCGGCCCAGCCCGTGGACGCTGTTGGACCAATTCAAGGCCCGGGCGATTCGCGCTGAAAAGGAACTGCAGGAAGCGCGTTCGGCCCAGAAAAGCGGCGAGTTGCCCAAGGAACACATCGAACGGTTCAGCACCCTGGAAGCGCGCAACAAGGAATTGGAAGAAGAGATCCGCCATGTCAATTACGCCAAGAGCAAAGACTTCGAAGAGACGTATAAAAAGCCCTACGAACACGCATGGCGCCGGGCGCTCTCTGAATTGAGTGAGTTGACGGTGACCAACGCCGATGGGTCCACCCGCCAGGCTACCAGCGCGGACATGCTCAGGCTGGCGAACATGCCCCTTGGCGAAGCATGGGACCAAGCCGAGGAATGGTTCGGCAAAGCTGCCTCGGCGGTCATGAACCACCGGGACAAGCTCAAGGATCTGTCCGACAAACAGAGCACCGCTCTGGAAGACGCCCGTAAAAACGGCGGGGACCGCGAGAAGCAACTCACCCTCGAGCAGCAAGCCAGGGAACTGACCAACCGCAAAAACATGGCCAAGCTCTGGGAAGACGCCAACCGCGAGATCACAGAAAAGTACGAGTACCTGCGACCCATCGAAGGTGAGACCGAGCGCAATGAGAAGCTCGAGCGCGCCATCAAATTCATCGACGAAACCTTCCACCTCAACGCCAACCAAGCCAAAACGGAAGAGGAACGCCAGCAGATCATCCGGCGCCACGCCGCCCTGCGCAGCCGGGCCATTGGCTTCACCGTGCTCAATTACGAGAACAAGGCGCTTCGGGCGGAAATTGAGACGCTGAAGAAATCGCTCGAGGAATTTCAGGGCAGTGAACCGACCAATGGCGAGCCGCGCCGGACAGAAAATGGCGAGGGTTTTGCGGACACCATGGAAGGCGCCCTGGCTGGACTGGCAAAACTGGCCTCTTGACACTTTCGACCAAACTGGCGTAACAGTGCGCCACCAGCATAGTCGTGGGCATGGTCCAAAAAGCCCGCCGACTTCGGCTTGAGCCTCTTTGAAGGTGAGGAAAGTGGCCGACTTCTGAAGCTCTGAACAGCTTCTGACACACCCCACGGGCAATTACTACGTGCAGGCGTTGTGCTTTGCGCGGTTACCGCCCGAGTTATTCACTTTTGTGTCACTGAAGCTTTTATGGCATCCGTCGTCTCGTGTACGAAGTTCGCGCAATACCTCGTGGACCAACAGCCGGTTTACGACAAACTGATCCTCTCGGACATCCGGCCCACTGACTCTTGGATCCTGAACGTCAAAACGGGCACCTTCGAGTCTTACAGCGGGGTTGAGCATACCCTCGACCGGTTCCGTCACGTTTTCCCCAACACCACCAAGACCTGGAATCGGACCGCTTACGCTTCCTGCGTGGGAACGCCGTGCGATAAGACTGAGTATTGCATCGGCTGGGGCGCGACTCGGATCACCTACTACCTGGAAGAACAAAGCTGGCAGACGCCGCTTCTGTGCTTCGACCAGGACATGCACGTTACGAAGGCTCAGGAACATTTCCGCCAGATCATTTCTGACATCCTGCGTCCGGCCACCACGGACATCATGAGCAATTTCCTGCGCAAGCGGGCAATCACTCATGCGGACAAGCGGTTTATCGCCAACAGGACCATGACCGAGTTCACCTTTGCATGGTCACTCGTGGGCGATGAGGAACGCTTCTTCGACTGCTCGGCCAATCCAAATCAGGTGTTCAAGCTGGTTCCCCAAATGTTGCAGAGCCGCTTTGAGCCGCTCATGCGCCGCGGTTACGGCGGCAAGAATCCGTTCAAAGAGACGGCCCCGTTCATTGAGTTGGTCACCGATATTTCCACCTGCTGGGAATTGGACAAGCTTGGCGGCCAGACGGGCAACGGCGGCACGCCCTCGGTGGCAGCCAACTGGCGTTTCACCCAGTGGGACAGCGCCAACGCCTACTGGCGTTATGGGTTCAGCGGCCAAATCGGCAATTTCATGGTGCGCGTGGATCCCATGGGACTGCGCTTCAACTTCGTGCGCGACCTTGGCGCGGCTTCGGCCCCCAACCGCTACCGGTATCAGGTGGTGCTGCCCTACAAGAATCAGATCACCAGCGGTGCGGGCGGTGCCCCGGGGTTGGGGTCCATTGAGAATTCGGACTTCGACAATGCCCAGTTCCGGATCAGCTACATCTGGCACAAAATGGCGCTCGAGGCGCTGGTTGCCGATGCGACGCCGGTCAACCCGGAAATGCCCTTCTCGAGCCGTAACTTCGGCGGCAAGTGGCAATTCGTCATGGACAACCTTGGCACCGGCTCGGACGGGTGCGTGGTTGAGAATAAGCGCCGGAACAAGGGCCAGTTCATTGCCGATTTCAAATTGGCGATTCGCCCGCTCTACACCGAGTTCTTGAACGTGTTCTTCCACCGCGGCGAGCCGTTCTGCGTGCCTGAGATCAGCAACTGCAGCAGCGATCCTGGTTACCCCACCCAGACGTACGATAGCTGCAACACGAACTGTCCGTAATTTGTCGGGTGCAGTTATAGGGTCGGTCGCCGTCCGAAGTGGCGCGGACGGCGACCATCCTTGCACTTCAATCGAAAGATTCTTATGCCTGACTACATGGACAACGACGAGAGTTCCCCTTCCACTTCTGGCAGCACCCCGATGGACCAGACGCCCGAGAAAGCCGACGAGACCGAAGAGAATCTTGCCCTGGTTCCAAAGAGCTTTTTCAAAAACGAGCCCAAGCCTGGCGGGCGTGAGGAAGTCGAGATCGTGCAGGTTTACGAGGACGAGTGCTCGATAAAATGCGTTTACAAGGACGAGGAAAAGTCCGAAAGCGAAGAAGAAATGGCCGAAGGGGAAACCGCCCCCGAAGACGAGATGATGACGTGAAGTCATGGCGTGCGATCCAAACACGTTGTTGAACGATGCCAAGTGCATCGAAGCATGCGTTCCGCCCGGGGCGCTTTTAGCCGTTGAGATTGCCCTTCTGTGCGCGTTGATAGAGCAGGGGGGCGTTGGCGGGGGCGGTGGCAGTCAAATTACTCAGGGCCGTTCCCCGGCGGCACCCGATGATCCGACCTTACCGGCGCTGGACTATCCGGTTGGCGGGGGTTCACTTCTGCAGTGGGACGTCCCCTCACAAACATGGGTATGAAAACTCTCTTATTCGTTTTGGCTCTTGTTGGACTGGCGCTGCCATCCTTCGCGGCCAACCCTGCTTACACCTCTTTTGTCGGCACCAATGGCGCGACCATTCGCAGTAATCCGCCCAGTGGCGCGATCATCATCGACACCGGTTACTACTTTTCCACGTCGGATTTCGTGGCCACCAACTCAACGGCCAATTCCAATCTGACCGTCAACTTTCAGACGACGCTTACCCGGGAAATTTTCCTCACCAACAACATTTCGATCACCAACTTCACCGGATTCGCCGCCGGCCAGAACATGCTGGTGAAATGGAAGCTGGTTCCGCAGTTGGTCAACCGGACGGTGGTGTGGCCGAGCGGCTCACAGTTCAGTATCAGCCTGGGGACAAACCAGGGGTCAACGCTCTGGACGACGCTCACCAACGGGGTGACTTACCAGGTCGCCTTCGACAGTTGGAACACCAACATAGACGTCACTGTTGCCGCCTTTTACCGATGAGGACCATTTTTGCCCTGCTGCTGTTGTTAGTGTGCGTGAGCGCCCGAGGCGCTTTCACCGAGTTCTATGCAAACTCTGGCGGCACGAACGTGAATGCCGGTTCTACCACCAACGCGACGCCGCTGTTCAGCACTACCGCCGGGGACTGGGTTGCGGCCACTGGGGTTTACACCAAGGCGGGTTCCGACCTGTCCGCTGTCACCGCCGGGATGTGGGCCAGCGTCTACGTGGATGGGGCGACCACGGCAGCGTTCATTGGGCGCATTACGACCGTAAACGACGGTGCCGACACGATCACAGTCAGTACGACCATCAAGACAGGCACAGCGCCGGCGGACGGGACGGGGACGCGCAGCATTCGGGTGGGCGGTGCGTGGCAAGGGCCCTGGGTGGGTGGTGCGAACTCTGACGCATTCCCGTTCAGTTTGGTGAACAATCTGATGACCAACTTGGCCACGGATGTGCCACGGGTAAACTTCAAGAATTTCGATTTCAACAGTTGCACAAATTTTGTGCAGAACAGCAACGGGCCAATTCGGTTCCAGGGTTATGGGACCAATGCCGGGGACGGTGGATTTAGTTACTTTATTAATACCGGTAACGGGGTTGGTTTTGCCATGTGCACCATTAATGGGAACAACATTGACGTGGTGGATTTGGGGTTTACGCGCAACGGAATAAGTGGAAACGCTGTTTTGCTCACCATGGCTGGAAATGAAGGCTACGTTAGGGGGTGCTTGTTTTCCTCTTCTCGTGGGGTCGGCTTGCAAGTGAATCAAATTGCGGTGATTGAAGAATGTGAGGCACAGGGCTGCAATGCGGTCAATGCTACTCAGGGCGCGTATTCGCTTTTGGCAGCCGGAACTGTGGCAAGACGCTGTGTGGCGCAAGGCAATACCGGGACAGGAACCAGCGGGTTCGTGATTTCTTCAGGGGTTACATTGCAGGACTGCATTGCCGCCAACAATGGCCGCGATGGGGTGACAGCTAGCTCGTCCACTGGGGTGATTATTTATGGCTGCGATTTCTACACCAATGGCACCAATGGCATAAACCTTACTGGCGCTGCCGGGACGTTGGTCAATATCGAGAATTGCACTTTTCTGAGGAACGGGGCCGGTTTAGCCGGGGCTTTCGCCATCAACTCTTCGGGTAGCCTGGTGCGTAATGGCGCAGTCATCAATTGCGCGTTCGGAACCGGCACGACGGCGACTAATGGCAATGGCAGCGCCAACATTTTGCCGGGCACGACGCTTGAGGAAATCGGAAGCATCGGACTGGCTGCTGATGTCAGCCCATGGGTGGATGCGGCTGGGGGGAACTTCACCAAAACCAACACCGTGACGACGTTGTTAGGTACTGCGCGTGGGCGTTTTCTTGCGAACGCGGGTCCGTTATTTGTTGGCACCACCAGCTTTCCAGACATAGGGGCCACGCAGATTACCAACTCGCCTGGCGGGGTGATTGCCTACCCTCTTTACCGACGATGAGTTGTGACCCAAACACGCTGCTTGCCCAGGCCACACAGTTCCTGGCGCTCTCGCCCGGGCAACTGACCTCAGCGACCATTGGCGCTCTGGCCGACGTGGCTGAGGGTGGCGGCTTCGTGTCGGGTGATTTCCGTATTACGGAATTGGCCGACATTCGTTCGACGGAAGCGGGTGACCTGCGGATCTGGCATTGAACTATGGCCAACAAAACCATTCCCCAACTAACCGCGGTCACCTCAATTTTGGACTCTGCCCAGTTTGAGTTGGACCAATCTTCGGCGTCCGGTAGTTGCACCGCCGTTCAATTGCGCAGTTTGGCCAATGGCGTTGTTGTCGATGATCTGGCTGTGGACGATTTTTCTGGCTACGCCGTGGGCGCGGTGGCCAGCTTGAACGCCGGCAGCGGGTGGGCCGGCAACACTGGGGTGATTACAGGCGGCACCATTGTGGCCCGCACTGCCGTCGACGGGCGCGCTTTTCAGGCCCTGCAAATTTCCAATGGCCAGTTCGGTCGCCGGATGCCGTGGGGAAACAAGTGGTCCCGCCTAAAGCTCGCTGTTCTTTGGCGCTTGAACGGCTCGGCGTCTTTCAACCTGACCGCTGCCGATCCTCTTTTGGGCATTTGCTCTGGAACCACCAACATGGGGGCCAGCGCGACTTGCGCAAACTTCATCGGCTTGCGGTGGGGCTCTGGCGCTGGCGACGGCGTCACCTTCACCGCCGGCACGCTGATCAACTATTACAACATGTCCACGGCGTTCCGGTTTGTGACCCGGCGCGTGAACACCACCACTTTGCTGGGTGCGGGCGGCAGCGGCCACTGTCTGCCGGCCACCGAGGGGTATCACGGGGCGCTGGTTTACAACATCTGGCGTCCGGTTTATCTCAACGCGGCTTCCTCTGTGACTTACACCCACATGGAAATAAGCAATGCGGCTGCCGAGGTGGAATTGTCCAGGCAGCAAAACTCGATAGGGCGCCTCATGGAAGCGACCAATACCACTGCTGGCAGCGCCACTGATGCCGAGCAGGGCATTGTGGGCACATCGGTTGGAACCATTGCCGGGCTCTTCGACGAGTCCACCGGGGTGCTGGACACGCTCAACTTTTACTGGCCATTCACCAACGCCAACGCCGTTCTGGAAATTAGCGCCGTTGGCATCCGAAAGGTTGCCTGATTTATGGCTTGTGACCCGGCAACCCTCATTTCCCAATCCAGCTGCTTTGACTGCCTGGTTAGCACCGGCTTGGCCCCCTACGTCGAAATCGTTTTGCTCTGCGCCATTCGGGACGGCACGGTCATTTCCACCGACCCGCAGGCGTTAATCACCCAAGCCAGTTGCCTGTTGGGGTGCATTCCACCGGGCGCACTTGCCGCTGTGAAGCTGGCGATCCTCTGTGATATTTTGACGCCCTGACTTATGCCGTGCGATGTGGATGAGATCCTGCAGGAAGCCAATTGCATCCTGGCTTATATCCCGCCGGGGGCAATGCAGGCGGTGAAGGTCTCGTTAATGTGCCAACTGGCCGGCGGGGGAACCAATATGCTCTTCGTTTTAAAAGCTGGCGACACGATGACCGGTGCCCTCGTTCTGACCAACAGCCAGACAGCTCTGCAAATTGGCGGCACCACCGCTTCATTTCCAGCCATTGGGGTGAGCGCGGGGTTGCTGCAAATCCGTCTGGCAGACAATTCCAATTACGGGATCCTTCAATCGGGGTTTACCCAGGTTAATGTGGTTGACGCCAACAACAATACCCAGCCAGTGGCGCTCGAGGCTTACCACGAGACCAGCGGTGGGGCCGGTGGCGGGGCAGTCAATGACGGGGTATCGGTGGACTTTCGGGCGGACTCGGACACGACCGACCGCCAGCAGCAAGTGCGGCTCTCGAGCTTGTGGAATGTGGCCGCTCACGCCACGCGCACCTCGGAACTTCGGGTGATTTCCACCATTCTTGGCGTTGCCACGGAAGCACTGCGGGTGAGCAACGCGCAGGTTGACGCTCGCAACGCTGCTGTGTTTGCCGTCGCTGGCACGCAAGTGGTTGGCCCGCGCAACACCGGCTGGACCACCTTTGCCGGCACCGCCAACAAGAACGCCGGCGGCCTTGATACCGGCACCTGCACCACCGCTCAATTAGCGCAGGTTGTAAAGAGTGTCGTTGACGCTCTTATCGCACATGGGTTAATTGGTACGTGAGAGTTACCGCCACCGCCACTGCCGTCCTGGCGCTGGCGTTTCGAGTTTTTGCCCCCGTTCCAACGATCACTTGGGGATGGGATCCAAGCCCAGAAACCAACGTGGTCAATTATACCCTGTATTGGCACCCGGCCAGCGGCAATCCCATGGTCCAAAGCGGTGTGATGGTTACCAGCACGGTGAGCCAGGTGACCTTAGCGGTGACCAACTTTGTCTTTGGTCCGAGCGTGTTCACCGTCACCGCCAGAAACGCCGCGGGCCTCGAGAGCCTGCCCAGCAACGCCGTCAACTGGACCAACCGTTATTTCGCCCCGCCTTTGAGCGTGCGGGACAGCAACGTGGTGACCTTCACCCTGCAGAAGTCGGACCGTCCCTTTGGCGGCTTGTGGACCAACATTTCCCAATCGGTGGCGCCGTCGATGACGAATGGCTTTTACCGCGGGGTAATTCTGCTAGAACAAAGACCATGAAAGAACTCTTCGCGTCGATCAGTCACAATCCCAAGCCGATCATTTGCGCCGGGTTGGTGGTTTTGGGCACCTACATTGAGAAGCACGTTGGCGCTTCAGATTGTGTGTGGACCGCTGGCGAATGGCTCACCGCGGCAGGGCTCATGGGCCTTGGCGCGTTCCTTACACCCAAATCGCCGGCGCCAGCAGAACCGCCGCCCAAGTAATCAGGTGTAGGTGAGCCGGTGGTTGGTCTCGAGGCGCTGCATGCGCTCGCGATAGACGTTTTTCCACTCGTCGTTTTTGATGGTGGAATCCTTCGCTCGAATGGTGGCGATGATAAAACCCAGCCGCCGGGCCATTTCCACACCTGTGACCAAGCCGTCAAACAAGTCGGGCGAGCGCCCCGTTTTGAGCTTCATTTTGTCCTTGGGCTCAACCTCGATCTTGTTGGCCCCGACAAATCCCCACTCGCGCATGCACCCCTCGTTCATCACCTCTTCGGTCATGCCCCGGAACTGGCGGCTCTGAATGGTGAGGGCAACCGAGTACCACAGTTCGGTGACAAACTTTGAGTAGTAATCACGGCAGGTTATCTTTTGGTCCGTGGGCAGCCAGGTCACCGGGCGCTCGGAAGGTTTCCCGCCAAACTCAATGGGCACCACGTAGGGGGACCAAATTCTGGCGAACGCGCCCATGAGCGTCCCGCGTCCGGTGGAATCGAAGCCGAAATTGTGCGGTGGGATCTCGTTTTCCTCGCACCGCTTTTTGACGAAATTGGCAATTTGGTCCTCGGGTATCTCGTCCACCTCGACGCTCACCGGGACGATCATGGTTTCCAACAGCGCCAACAGCTGGACGTCGTTTGGGTCCATGCCGAACTCGAGCCGCCCGAAAATGCAGCGGTCCCCGCCGATGCTGCCATAAGCCGCGTCCAGAAAGGCAATCTGCGTGCGGTTGGTATTCTTCCACAGCGGTTCTTCCATAGCGCCGAACTTCAGGCACATTTGGCGAGTGATGACCCGGCGCAATCCCTGGCCGCGGGGCATGCGCCCCTCGTTCATCATGGTGAACTGCAGCGAGTCTTTCCCGTAAAAGGCAATGTCCGCGTCAATGGACTTCTGCTCGATAAGCGGGATACCCAACTTGCCGTCGAGATTGGGCGAGTCGCTGCCGACCAACTGTACGCAGATCCCCTGATCAAAGCGGGTGGCCCACGACTTTGTTTTGGGCGCTTGGTCAATGCCACCATCCCACCCGCCCAGGTGCGCGGCAGGCTCGCAAATCATGCCAAGGGCGTCCGTGGTTTCCTTGGGGTTGCCCAGCGCGACGCACTTGAAATCCGCGTTTTTGTTCAGGTTGCTGATCGCATCGACGAAAACCCGGTGCATGAGGTGGCACTCGTCGGCGACCATGCGGACGCGCTTGTTTTTGATACCGGCGAAGCTGCCCAAGCCGACGTAGCTGCCGCCCTTTTTGCAGGGCACCCCGCAAATGCCGTTGCGGAAATCTCGGCCGTCCTCAGCGTCCCATTTGCTATCGCTCACGATGCGCAGCCGGCTCTCGAGCAAATTGCCCGGGATGATATTGGGGAACCTGTCCTTGGCCATGCGGTGGTACTTCTTAATTTCACCCCAAACGCGCATCTCGAGCATTTCCCGTTCGGTGGACGAAACCAACACGGTGGTGCAGTCAAACCACACGTAGTAATCGGCCAGGACGTGAATGGCCGCCGAGTGCGTCTTGCCGCTGGACGCCGGGCCCATCTCGCCGATGATCCGGTGGTTCAGGTACGCTTCCAGTTCCAGTTCGTTCCACCGGTGCCAAATGTGCTCGGGCCAAATCAAGCTGATGAAGCGTTTGAAGTGGAAGTAAAGACCGTTGCCGACGTATTCCGCGCTCTTGGTTTTCTTCCAGCGACCACCGCGCCGGATCATAATTGCCTCAACGGTGACGGGTGAAAGAAGAGGTTCCCAGCGGGCGCCGTAGAGGGAAACGTAGTTGGCCATTGAAGTTGACCTTATTAGCGCAGTGCTTACCGTGCAAGCTCATGGCCACTAACGGCACCACAGTTCGCATTGTTGACGGCCAGCTTGATTGGATTGCCGGAATTGACTCTGGCGTTGTCCCCACAATTGTTTCCCCTGGATTTGAAACCGGACTGAAACGCAATCAGCTGGCTTGGGCAACCAATGCGACAATGCGCGGTGGCGGGGTGTTGCAGCGCACGGGCTGGCGGCCACTTGTTCAGAATGTGCCTTGGCAGGGAATTTTTCAGGGCGCCTACCTCTACGAGCCGCCGTTTGCAAATCCCTACCTTATCGCTGCCATTGGCGGGCAGATTTACCGGATCAACGTCGACACCGATAACTCGGTGGTGAACTTGACCTCAGCTTTCCCCGGCACGGCCATGCCGCCCAACGAGCCGGAATATTTCTTCGTTCAGGGCGAGCAGTTCCTCGTCATTCAGGCTGGCGACCTGACTACCCTGCCGCTGTTTTGGGATGGGGCCACGCTGCGCCGGTCCAAGGGGTTTCTGGGTGTGGGCAATCCCGGCAACGAACTGAAGGCGGCTGGCCCGATGGATTATTACATGGGCCGGATCTGGTACGCCTTCGGGCGCCAGTATGCCGGCGGGGACATTGTGGGCAGCCAGGTATCAGGCACCCCGGCGTATAATTACCGGGACTCGATTCTGAAGGACACCGAGAACCCGGTTTCCCTGGCAGGGGACGCCTTCATCGTTCCCACCATGGCCGGCAACATTCGTTGCCTGCGGCACTCAGCCAACCTCAATACCGCTCTTGGCCAGGGCCAGCTTTACGTTTTCACGCGCCGGTCAATTTACGCGACCGACGTTCCGCCGACCCGGGCCGAGTGGAAGTTGTTGCGCGAGCCGTTGCAGCGGGTGATACAAATTGATTTCGGCTCGGTGGGGGACCGGTGCGTCGTGCCCGTCAACGGCGACCTGTTTTACCAAGCCATGGACGGGATCCGCAGCTTGACGGTAGCCGTGCGCTATTTCGACCAGTGGGGAAACGTGCCCATCAGCACGCCTGTCGGTCGCCTGTTGCAATTCAACGACCGTGAGTTAATGCGCTTTTCCACGGGCATGAGTTTCGACAATCGGCTCTGGCAGTCAGCGGTCCCGTTCCAGACGCTCAAGGGGGTGGCATTTCAGGCGGTCACGCTGCTGGACTTTGATCTGCTGGGAACCATCGGCAACCGGATGCCGCCGGCGTGGGAAGGGATGTACGAGGGTTTGTATTTTCTGCAGCTGCTCTCAGGTGACTTTGGCGGGTTGCCGCGTGGTTTTTCTTTCATCGTCAGCAAGCTCACCGGGAATATTGACCTGTGGGAAATGACCACCCAGAACCGCTGGGATAGTCAGGTCAACGGCGATGGGGACCGGGTGACGTGGTTTATCGAAACGCCTGCCTACACTTGGGGCGATCCGTTCATGCTCAAAAAGCTGGATGGACTCGAACTGTGGTTCGACAAGATGTTGGGCACGGTCAATTTCATGGTGGAATACAAGGTGGACCAGAATCCGTGTTGGATCATGTGGCACGCCTGGAAGCAATGCACCGCCAAAGATTGCCGTGAAGATCCCGAGGCGGTCACTTGCCCGGCTTACCCGGTGCAACCCTACTGCGAGGGTTTCAAAGCCACCGTCACATTGCCTCAGCCGCCAAACCAGTGTGAACCCAACAACGCCCGGCCCACCACCGAGGGGTATCAGTTCCAGATCCGGCTCACGATCAAAGGGTGGTGCCGGCTGCGGGGCTTGCGCGTGTTCGCCCAGCCGCGGGCCAAAGAGCCCTACAAGAGTTGCGTATGCGGCCCGTCGAATTTCTTTGAAACAGAATCGGCTTCCGCCTCTACGTCCGCGGCGCCAACGCCAACACCAACGCCAGAGCCTGAACCAGAGCCGGAACCGGAACCGGAACCGCCGGTCAGCGCGATCAGCTGGACGCCCGACACCGCCAGCGCCTATTGGGAAGACAACGTCGGGAACTTCTTCACTGGCGATTTGGCTACGTTCCTGTCCACAGCCAATCTGAACGACATGGGTTATTTCGAGGTGACCGGCCACGCTGTGAGCGCGATCACCGGGTTGAACCTTTTGGTCGACACCGAAACGATCCTCGTCAATTCCAACAGCCTGATTTCCATTCCGGCGCTGCCGACCACGGGTAACCTGACCCGGTTCGCCTGTTCCTCAAATTTCATCACGTCGATCACCAATCTGCCTTCCAGTCTGACTGACGTGGAAGTGGGCGGGAACCAACTCACCACCATTCCCACCCTGCCGGTGGGCGTGGTGATTTTGGAACTTTCGGTAAACCTGTTCAGCGCGGCCACCGTAAACTCGATCCTTGGCCAACTCGTTGCTAATGGCTTAAACAATGGGCAGGTGTTCTTGGTGGGGTTGGATACCTCGCTATCCGCGGCGAACATGGCCACTCTCAGCGGACGCGGCTGGACCGTTGTTATATGATCGTTCCTTGCAACCTAGTTTTAAACTCGTGTCTTCCGTGCAATGACTCGCCCATTGCCAATCTGACGGCAGAGAATCCGGATGTTGACGTTTTCGTGGCCTTCCGCGATTTCCGCGGCAACCCGCCATTAGGGGTGATTTACGCGCAGTTGGGTTGCAAAACGATCTGCTTCTCTCAGGTCTCACAGCAGGAAGCCAACGACTGCGCCCGGCGCTCGTCGTCATTGTGCGTTTGGCGAACGTGGCAACCGCCCCACCAGCCGCCCATACCCCCGGGGCCGAACGGCAAGCGCAAGGGCAACGGGAATCCCGACGACATTCCGATCAACAACCCCCGCAGTCCGGTGCGGGTGTTCCGCAATCGGCGCCAGACATGCGACGTCAGTTGTCCGGATGGGCAATCCTTCACCGGCGAAGTGGCTGCCGGAACCGTGGTCGCCCTCACCCAGGCGGAAGCCGACGAGAAAGCCAAGTCGCTCGCCTGCAAGCGGGCCATTTTAGAGCAGATCTGTTTCATCACCGATAGCTTGCCCAGCATTTGCTTGGGGGACAGCTACAGCGCCCGGCTGCAAGCCAGCGGCGGGACCACGTTTTCGGATGGTTCTTACGAGTGGAATTTCTTTGGCGACCTGCCGCCCGGGGTGGACCTGAACAGTTCGACCGGGGTTATCAGCGGCACGCCCATGGCCAGCGGCAGCTTCACCTTCGAGGTTGAGGTGATTGACGCCCGCGGGGTGACCAACACCAAGACGCTTTCCATTTGCGTGATGGAAATTGTGACGGGGGCGACCCTGCCCGAGGCGACCAACGGCCAGGCTTACATGACCCCCTTGGTGCAGGATCCGGCGAGCGTATCCAGCGAGGTGTGGACTCAGATCGGCGGGACGCTGCCCCCGGGAATTACGCTGGCTTCAAACGGGGCTTTGAGCGGGACGCCCACCGAGGAAGACACGTTCACCTTCACCCTTAAATGTGACGCCACCTGCAACGGGGCACCGGTCAGTTGCACGAAACAATTTTCTCTCGAGGTGGTTTCCGGCGTCGATTGCATGGGTGAAGCTGATTCAATTGCCGATGCGGCGTGGACCCAGATTTCCCCGCCGGCTGCCGGGACGATTGCCATTGCCGCCGGTGACGGCGTGTTCACGGGCGTGGATCCGGCTGGCCCATTTGTGGAAGCCACCGCCCAGATCTGCAACCCGCAACAGGATCCGTATGACTTCACCCTGGATATAAGCTGGACCGTGGCCGGGTTTGTCGTGGTCAACACCCAGGCGATTCTGCGTCTGAACGGGGTGGACCACCCCAGTCCGGTGGGCGCTGCCAACGGCAATTACAACTTCCAGGTGACGCTGCCGCTGCCGTCGGGCGTCAACACGGTGAGAATCTATTGCACGGCCACCGGCGTCTTTGCCGGCACGCTCAACGGCTTTCTAACGGTGCGTCCACTGACACCACCCTGAATATGATTCCATTCCTCAGATTGAAAGATGTCCGCACCTCGCGCATTCCCCAATCCATTGGCCGCTGCGACGCCGACCAGTCGGAACTGATTCAGATAGTCAACGAGGCGCAAGAGCGGCTGATCTTCGCCGGGGGTGAAGTGGGTTGGTGGGGTAGTTGGGCCAAGATGATCTTCAACGTCGATTCGTTGACTGACCCCTTTGTCACCCTGCCGCGCACCGTCGCCCGGCTGATCAATCTGGACGTGTGCAATTTCCCCGTTCGGATTCAGAACGAGTTTTATGAGTTCCTCGAGGCTGGCATCGGGCTGCAGCCGCAGGTGGGTTGCCCCAACAACAATTGCAACCGGCTCGAGACCTACGACCGTGGGACGTTTCCCACCATGGTGGACTTGATTGCCGGCAACAAGCGGCTTCGTGCCTACACCACCGATGCCGCCGACGTGAATCGGCGCGTGCTCTTTCAGGGCCAGGACGGCAACGGCTCGACCATTTACAGTCTCGACGGCTTTGATCAGGTATCGGGAATTTACGTTTCGCTCACGCAACCCTTCGTCGATACCCCGCTGGATTTCAGCCTTATCACCGGCATTCAGAAGGACGTGACCATTGGGACGGTTCCCATTTATGAGGTGGACACGGTGACCGGCGAGCAGCGGTTGTTAGTGACCATGCAGCCGAGCGAAGAGGTGGCCAACTACCGGCGTTATTTCCTGAACGGCTTGCCCATGAACTGCTGCAACCCGACTTTGCCGGGCGTGTCACAGGTGCAGGTCACCGCCATGGCCAAGCTTGAGTTCATTCCCGTTTTGGCCGACACCGATTATCTGATGATCCAGAGCTTGGCGGCTCTGAAGGAAGAATGTCAGGCGGTGCGCTTCTCGGAAATGGACGACACGACGTCGCTGGGGCAAGCCGACGAGCGGCACAAAAAAGCCATTCGCCTGCTCAACGGGCAATTGCGGCACAAGCTCGGCAAAGAGCATCCGGCAATCAACTTCGCCCCGTGGGGCACAGCAAAACTCAACAACCAGCGAATCGGTTCGCTGTTCTAAAATTATGGCCGTAACAGGTGGACGTTTTGGTGGCGGTGTGGGCGGTGGTGGTGGGTATGGACTCACCGGCGCCCCGCCTCGCGATTACAACCGGGCCAGCGGCGGCATTCCCGGGGTCACTTCGCCGATAGGAACCGTCAAGGGCAACTTGGGCGACCTGACCGCCATTCAAGGTGGACTCACCGGCAGCGCGCTGGATGCGCTGCGCAAACAGTACCCCAGCGACTATTTCAGCGTGCTTGGAACACTGCTGGGAAATGTCGGGCGACGCGCTGCCGGTGATATTTCAGATTTGCTGCCCGAGCTTCAGCAAAACTCGGCCGAGCGCGCCGTGGGCGGCGGTTTCTCTGGCAGCGGGATGGAAAACACCAAGCTGTTGCGCGACATCGGCCTTACCCGCTACGACGTGCAGAACCAGGCGCTCGCTGGCTTGGGGGCCATTCAGGGGTTGATCCCAAAGGTGGGCCCGACCGATGTCACCGGGATCATCAACCACCAATTGGACGCGCAGAACCGGGCCGACCAATACCGGGCCGCGCCGGTGCCAGAGGACGCCTACCAACGGGCGCGAGCGGCAGCCGGCGGCGGGGGCGGTGGCGGCGGGGGCGGCGGGACGCCCGGCATTCGATACGGTGGCGGCGGGGCCAGCGCGGGCAGTTCAGTGGACGACATTTTGAAGCGTTACGGGGGCGGGGTTGGTTTTGGTGCGGGTTCAGGTCCGCCGATAATTGGCAGAGGAACCGCAGGATCCCCCATGGGACAAAACGCGGGCATGAATCCCGCACCTTATGGCAGTATCCCCTACAACAATGGCGCTTGGACACCCGACGATTACGGAATCCCCTGGAATTCATCGGCGCCGGTTAGTGATAACCCAGAGGATTTTGGGATCCCGTGGGACACTTCTTCCAGCACTGACGTCAACGACTACGGAATCCCGTGGGATTACAACCAGCCGGTGAGCGACGATCCGAATGACTTCGGGATCCCGTGGGACTATTCCTCTGCCGGCGGCTTTGATGACGAATCCTCTTACTGACCAATTCTATGGCTGACGTGACAATGCCCCCCTGGCTGCGGATTGATCCAATCGAGCCGGCTCGGATTTTGCAGCGGTCCAACGCCCAGCGTGGGGCGCAAGCCATCGCCGAGCGCAACGCGCAGATCCAATACCAGCGGCTGCAGCAAGAGCAGGAAATGCAGAACGCCCGGCTTGCCGCGCAGGAACGGGCCAGCGAGCGCCATGCCCAGGTATTGAAAGAGACCCGCGACGCCGAGCTTGCCCAGCATGCTGCCCAGCTGCAAATGCGCCGGGAACAGCAAGCGATGCGCGCCCAACAATTTGAACGTCAGTTGCGCATACGCGAGAAAGCCGCCGAACAGGAAGCCGCCTCAGCCGCCCGCAAAATGGAAGGCATGAAGGCGGTGCAGGAAGGACTGAAAGCGGGCGTGCCACTCGAGAAGCTTCTGGCCGAGAACGCGCCCAATTTGTTTGCCGACAAACCACAGGCGCTTGGCCAGACACTACGCGCAGTGACGCCGGTGGGAATGCCCAAAGAGGCGACCAACGCCGCCGGCCAATCCTACTTGGTAAATTCGCGGACGGGCACGCCGACATTTGCGCCTCGAGCCGCCGCTGGCGTGGCCACTGGCCCAATTACAGCGCAACCGATATTGGACGAGTCTGGGAAGCCAGTTGGCGGCATGGCCATTCGCGGGCCCCATGGCGGTGTGCAAGCTGTGCGGCCGCAAATGACCCTGGCCGAGCGAGCCAAAATTCTGACCGACCGGCTGGCTGTCATTAAGGGTTTGATCGAAGAACCGGACAGCCCCGCCCAAGAGAAGCTGCTCAAAAAACAGCGAGACGGTATTCTCAAAGAGCTTGAGGACATGACTGCACCGTCCACTGAGAAAGCAGCGGGCAAGGAAATGGAAAACATTCCGCCCGAAGAACTGGCTGCCAACGAGCTTGAACCCGGTGAAGAAGAGCCACCGACCGACGAAGAGGATCTCGAGCCCGCCGCGGACGACGAAGACCTGGAACCGTAATGCCCGTTGAACTGCCAGACGGTTTGGAAGAAGAGTTCGCCCCCGACGACTACGGGATCCCGTGGGAAGACATCGCCCCGCCCCCGCGGCTCATGATGCCTGAGGGCATGCGCCAGCCGATGGTCCGTAGTGAAATCAGCGACTACGAGCGCATGCTGCAGGAACAGGCAGCGGGCCAGGAAGCAGAGCGGCAAGCCAACATGTATGGCTTTCTCTCGCGCAACGTGGTCGAGCCTTGGTCACTCACCCCAGAGAACCCGCTCGGACCCGTTGGCTCGGCGCTGCGGCCACTGGCCAAGCCGGTGCACGCAGCCACGGAATTTGCCGGGAACACAGGTGTTGGCTTTGTCTCTGATATCGGTGCCGGCGGCATTCAGAGCGGCGAGTTTCCGCTGTTGAACCAGGCGCTTGGCGGCCAGCACGTTTCCAACATCGATCAGACTTCCGGGTTGGGTGCCCGCATTGCTGAAGGGGCAGTCCGAGGCGCTGGCGAAATGGTGCCAGGGCTTGCGGCCACGAGTCTTGGGGTGCCCGCGCCGGTGGCGTTCGGCGGCCAAATGGGACTGAGTGAATTGGAACGCTCTGGCGACATTGGCCGGGCGATCACCCAAGGCACGGTTGGCGCGCTCATGCCGGGGATTGGCGAACTAGGGGCGGCAGGGGGCGCGGTGTTAGCAGGTCGGGCGGCTGGCTTTGTGCCGGAAGTGTTTGAAAAGGCGGCCCTGGCGGCGGGTGAAGCCGGTGGCCGGCAAGTGTTCCTAAACGCGCTCATGGCGGCTGGCAACGCGCCCGGGTTGATCGAAGCGTATCAGCAGGATCCACTCAAGGGTGCGGATATGCTGGCCGAGCAGATTGGCGCGAGTCTCGCGTTTGAGGCACCGCACATTCCGCACATGGTGCGGGAATCTTTCGCCCGGCAACAGGGGCAGCGGTGGCTTGAAGACCCCAGCTATCTCAACCAAGTCGACCGGCTCACCACCGATATTGCCCAGCCGCAACGCCCAAGCCGGCTGGAATTGCCAGAGTCACTGAAGGCTCTGGCCGAACACGAAAGGGAATCAAATGCCATACAAGAGCGACAAGCAGCGCAAGTTCTTCGAGATGTGCCGGAACAACCCGGGCAGCGCGCAGGGCAAGTGCCCGCCGAAGAAGGTCGTGCAGGAATTCCACCAAGCGAGTTACCACCCGGAAACGAGGGTGGCGCACCACGCGCAGAAGCGCCGGGGGAACGTGAAGTACCACTGACGCAAGAACACTTGGCGCCCGCCGAAGGTGCCAAGCCAGAAGTTGCGCGGTTGAGCACCTCGCGTTTCAAGAATCCGCTCACCGGTGATCCGATGGGGACCACCTACCACGCCACCCCAGAAGATTGGGCACAGTGGCAGAAGGTGCAGGAAGATTTCGCCAAGGCCAAAGCTGAAGGCAAAGACCTGTCCGAAGTCCAAGACATCCTGAAACGCAACGAGGCGATCAAAAACAAGTACGGTGGCATGCCGCCGGAAGCGCCCAAGCCTGGCCAGGAACATTTGTCGCCAGAGGAACATGCGGATATCGGCAAACGAATGGCGGAACTGATTAGTGAGGGAAAAGCCAACACCCAAGAATTTCAGGATATATGGAAGCAGTTTGAGGATCTGAGACGAAGTACGAATATCAAGCGAATGGTGTCGCAGTCGGAAAACACCTACCGCCAGAAATTCGGCAACGAGCACCTGACTTTTGAACACGAGAAGTTCACTACCAAAGGCAACGGGTTGCTGGACGAGCGCAAGCTGGCCCAGGCAATAGAGAGCGGCGAACTAAACGGCGGTGAAGCTGTCAACAAGCTGCTGTTGCATTTGCTCAAACCCGACGCGGCCCACCCGCTGGAACCCATCCAAATTATTGACATGTCGCCTTACGAGCGGCAGCAGTTTTACGGCGGGTCTCAATTTCGCGGACGCTTCCGCCTGCGGGAAGGCAATCGCGAGGGAATAGTTCAGGTTCTGTCCAAAGATAATAGCGGGCAGACAATTAACCAAGCCGACTTTCTTCAAACCCTGACTCATGAACTGGTTCACAACGCTGTCACCAGCAAATACAATCAGGCACCTGAATCGCTGCAGGGGGAACTTGATGTGCTCTTTGCCTATGCCAAAGAGAAAGCTGGCGGCACTGAATTTGAAGGGCACAACACGTTCAAAAACGTGCATGAGTTTCTGTCCGAGGCGTCTTCCAACCCGCGGATTCAGAATTGGCTGACCAACCTGGAATACAAGGGCGGCAAAGGTGCAGCCAAAAATGTTTGGGGTAAATTCGTCGACTTGGTTCATAAGCTGTTTGGCTCGCCCAAAGACGTTTCCGTTTCGGCGCTGGGTGAAGCCATGCGGATCTCAAGCGAACTTGAAGTCATTCGCCGGGAAGCTCACCGGGACCAGTTTCCGCCGGAAGTGCAGGAAGGCCCGCGGCCAGCCGAGGAACGCCTGCGGCCAGAGGAAGAAAAGCCGCCATTCCGTGCCCGCGGTGAGGACGAAACGCTGACGCAGTACGCCCAGGCGCGGCGTGAATATCTTGGGCAAGCTGCCCCTGAGGGGGCCAATCCGGAACGGCTCAAGGCGCTTCTGGAAAAACAGCGTTCTCAATTGCTGGTGGCACAGGGTGCAGGCGAGGGGCCATTGCAGACTGTTTTGAAACGGCAGATTCGCCAGACAGAAGCACTTTTAAAATCCGCCGAAGAAAGACAGAAGACCCTTCCCATGCGCCCGCGGGCGGGGGAAGCCGGGGCCATAAACCTGCAGCCGCTGCAGGCGATGTTCAACAACGCCGCACCGGCGGTGAAAGCGTCGTGGGAAAAGGTCAAAGGCTTTGCCGAGGAAGCGCAGAAGGGCGCCAAGGAACTGGGGGAAGAGGCGTTCAAGGCCCGCAAAATGACCGACTACCGGCGCAGCGTGCTCAACTGGTCGGCCAAACTGCAGAAGTCATTCGGCGACGCCGCTGCCGCCCGGGTGGATATTCGCGAGCGCGTTCCCGACAAGGTCCGCCGCGAGGGCATCACCAACTGGATCCAAGCCGACGGTGACGCCGCTACCCTGCAGCAGCGCATGGCGGCCACCACCGATAAGAAACTCAAAGCCGGGTATCAGGCGGCTCTTACCCTCACCCCGGCTGAGGTGGCGGTGGCCAACGAGGTGCGCGGGCGTTACAACCGGCTCGGCCAGCGCGGTCAGGGTTCCGGGGTTCTCGACACGTTCAAACAGAACTACGTTACCCAGATTTGGGACTTGGGCAGCGGGGTGGGCGGGGCCGAGCGCAGCACCGGGCGCACGCTCAAAGAGAAGTTCAAGTTCGCCAAGGCCAGTTCGTTCCCCACGTTTTTTGACGGTGAACAGGCTGGGTATAAACCAAAGACCAAGGACATTTCCGAACTGCTGCCGGTTTACATGCACGAGATGGAATCGGTGATTGCCGCCCGCGAAATGGTGCAGCAAATGAGCAAGGGCAAAGCCTCGGACGGCGAGCCGCTTGTCACCAAGTTGGGCGGCGGCATGAGTATTCCCGACACAGCCACCGAGCCGGGCGTCACCCTGGTTCTGCCCAAGAGCGCCAAGGAAGACTTCAGCACCTACAAAACGATTCCCAATCAACCCGCGTTACAGGGTTGGAAGTGGGTCACCAAGGATTCGGCTGGGAACAATATTTTCGTCAAAGCCGACGTCGCCCTGCACCCCGAGGCGTATAACCGGCTCAAGGACGTGTTGGGCAAGTCGGCAATTCGCGAGTGGTATCAGACGCCAACCACCCGGCTGGCGGCCATTCCCAAGGGAATCGTCCACTTCCTTGACGCCTTCAACAGCGAGACCAAGCGGACCATGCTCGGATTGCTGGCGCCGTTCCACCAGGTGCAGACGGGCACTCACGGCTTGGGGCACCGGGTAAACCCGTTCGGGAACATTCCCAAGGTGAACCTGACCACCGATCCCAGGCAAATGGACGCAGCCAGGCATGGGCTCATGCTGTTGCCGGACCGGGCCAGCCAACAGCAATTCATGGAAGGGTTTAGGACGAGCGGCTTGGTGAGCAAGATCCCCGGGTTGGGCCCGGTGGCGGACATGTATTCGAATTACCTGTTCCACCAGTACATTCCCGGGCTCAAGTTCAAAACCTACGAGGCGATCCTCGAGCGCAACAACCGCGTGTTTGAAAAGCAGTTGCAGCAGGGAAAGCTCAAGGCTGAGGACGTGAAGGCGCTCTCGGCCGAGCAGGCCAATGCCGCTTACGGGCACCTCAATTGGGCGGATTTCAGCGTCAACCCCACGATTCTGCACATTGCCCAACTGGGGTTGCTGGCACCTGATTTCCTGGCCGCCCGCACGCTGTTCTTGGGCCAAGCCCTGTCCGGTGCCACCGGTGCCAAGGCTGGCCGGGAACAAATGCTGGCTCTGTCCACCCTGGCGCTCAGCCAAGCCGCCGCGGCGTTTACGGCCGCCTCGCTGGCGGGCGGTGAGTGGGACAAAAATTCCCCCTTCGAGTTCACCGTTGGCACCCGCCGCTACAGCATCCGGTCCATTCCCCAGGATTTAACCGACATGATGCACCACGGGTGGCAGTTCTTGCACAGCCGCCTTTCCCCCATTATCGGCAAGGGCGCGCTGCAGTTTCTCAGTCGTGTGGACTACGCCGGGCGCAAGGTCACCGCCAGCCAGACGGCCAAGGAACTGGCCACCCAGCCAATCCCCATTTCGATCCGGTCGCTGCCGGGGGTGCGCGGCGTCTCTGGGGCGGAACGGCCCGGCGCTATCAAGTGGTGGGAACAAATGGCCGGCACCGTGGGACTGCGCATCGGGCGCTTTGACCCAAACGAAAAGCTCGCCGACATCCACACCAAGTGGCTGGAACAGAACAAGGATCCGAAGGTGCGCGCCGACTACGAGCGCAACCTGACTGCGGTATATCCGATCAGTAAATACCGCAGCTTGGACGCCGCGCTGGCTGACCGTGACCCGGACGCATCCATGAAAGCCATTCAGGAATTGCGCCCCTTGGTTGACCACGACGCCGACATAAAGAAGCGCGTGCGCCCGACCATTGGCGAGGGGTTGGGGATTATGCGCAAGCCCATCTTCCACGAG